GTTATGTTCCCCCTCTTTGATTTGTCCGATTCTATTGTAGCACGAATTCGATTTGCTGGAAAGAGAAATGAAAATGCGAAGCCACTTTTGCCCATAGATTTTACAGCAATTAGATTGCAGCGGATGCTGATGTGCCGCGGGGCAGCAGATATGCTGGGTGCAACCTTCAAATTGACCGCAAACGGTGCCAAAGTGCATTAAAGCGGGACACAAAAGCCCCCGGAGAACTTTTCACGGTTCTCTGGGGGCTGATTTTACGCGTTATAAAACGTAGATACGTCTGTTATTTTCAAATAGAAATGGTGTTGCAAAGATTCTTTTGTACGAAAAATCTATCGCATCATCGCCTGTTCCTTTCCGCCTCTGTACAATTGATGCACAATCATCGAACCTCATTTTACGTTCCTGCGCGTTTCTTTAATTCTATGTCGCAATCGTCCATCTTCGGAAAAAATGTTGATTTTCCACCGACACATCAAAACTACATTTTGAATCTTTCATCCTCAGCCCATCGCTCCCATGGACTATTCACTCGCAAAAAAGAAAATACCCTGTAAAAACCGCCCGAAGGCAGCCTACAGGGCATTCTCCCATGAGCCCTACGTCATCCGCCAGAATATCATCCCAGCAAGAACACAACTTCAGGCCCCATTTTGATTACTTCTTGGCGTTGTTTTCCGCCCTCAGCCGTGCAAACAGTTCGTCTGCCTCAATGGCCTCCTTGGTGAAGGAGTTGTTCTTCCACCAGTTGATAATGGCCACCACAACGGTGATGAGGGTGCTGACCAGCTGCTGGAGCTGCTCGTTGTCGATGGGCAGCGGGCTCTTGTTGAACGAAGCCAGCAGACTGTTCAGCAGCGCCACGATCAGGCAGATGGTTCTCGCCCAGGTCGCGGCGCTTGCGTTGGTGTATTTTTCCATTTTGAAAACCTCCTGTTCAGGCTGTGTGGTCTTCCCGCAGCGGCAGTGCCTTTATCCGCTCGTACAGGTTCGTGCCGGTGCCGTTGCCCTTCAGTTCGTGGTACGCCTCGTATGCAAGCCCCACGTTGGTCAGCCCTTCCGAGTCAACGTACCCTTGCTGGATGTAGTACCGGCAGCTCTGATAGAGTCTGTCGTGGAGCAGAGCCTTCACCGCTTTTTTCAGTGCCTTCTGCTCCTGGATGGTGGCGTAGAACGCCTTTCCCGCCCATCCCAGTGCTGCCGCGATGATCAGGGAGACCACCTCGTTGAAATGGGTCATGATAAAGCTTTCCGTGGGGTTCACGCTCCCTTCACGCTTGTCAGACCCGCTTTTGCAATGATACTCGGGTAATCCTTGTAGACATGGTTCATGTCCACTACGCCGCTTACACCAGCCACATTGCCCTTGGAGCTGTACTGCCACATACCGTGCTTGCGGGTCGGCCGCTTGTTCCGGTAGTCCGCCAGCCATAGGTCAAAGCCGTTCAGCTGCCACATGTTCAGGTTGTAGTCGGCAAAGTTCGAGTAGGTGTACAGGATCGCGTACAGCCCCCACTTTTCAATCTCCCTGAGCTCCATTTTGACAAGTTTCGTCAACTCGGCTGCGGGCAGACCTTTCAGACGGGGGTCCTCCACGTCCATAGCAATGGGCAGCTCAAAGCTCTTTCCTTCCAGGCAGGTCTTGAGCAGGTTCAGCTCCTTCTTTGCCATGCATTCCGTTACCGCAACGGTGTAAGCATATACGCCAACTGGCAGTCCCACAGATTTTGCCCCGGCATAGTTCGCTTCAAAGCACGGATCGACGTAGAGCTGCCCGCTCTTGGTGGAAACTGCACGGATCATCACGCCACCTACTTTTCCGCTGGCCTTGACTTTTTTCCAGTCAATGGTTCCCTGCCAGCGGGAAACGTCGATGACATCAAGCATTTCCCTGCTCCTTCAGTTTCTCGGCCAGCTGGATGCACAGCTTTTCGTACTCCTCTTCGGTCAGGCTGTCATTGGCAAAGAAGATATCCAGCTTCTTCTGCATCCTGTCGGTCTTGCCGCGTTCGATCAGGCGTGCACAGGTGTTGTAGAGTTCCATTTTGAGTCCTTTCTGCTCACGTTCTGCATGAGCCATCTTAATGTAAAAAAATCGCTCATCGGCATTCCTTTTCAGTGGGCCAATAAGCGAAACGATACAAATGGGCTGACCCGACTCTTATTCCTCCGGCGTAACCCCCAGCTCCAGCAGCGTCAGCCTATACTCCTGATCCACCATCAGGGTATCGGTGTCGGTCTGGGCACTTTGCAGGGCGGCCAGTGTTTCGGGCAGGGTGTCCACGGCTTTCTGTTTTGCCGCTGCCTTCTGCTGTGCCTCTTTCTGTGCAGCCAGCTCTTCGGCGGTCGGCGGCTGTGGCACTTCCCCGTATTCGTATACCTCATACTCCGCCCCGCATAGCCGGATGCCCCAGTAAGCTTCCCCGGGCTGTGCATTTTGGTTGTGCGCGTTCACGGCAGCCTCGATCGCGCTGTAATCTGACAGGGTGCCGTCGGTCTCGGTCGGTATCGTGTACCCGGGGCGGATCGTTGCCTCTTCCATTTTGAAATCTCCTTTCCGGGTGCTCAGTTAATATAATTCTGGTCCATGAACCAGAACTTGACCGTTGTCACCAGCGTGTTCAGCGGCAGCACGATGCAGGGGCGCAGACCGTACGAGTCCTCTCTGTGGCGGCCTGTCCTGGAGAAACCTCCGTCCGCATAAAACGTATACATATAGTTGCCGTTATGGGTTCGCTTGGAGCGTGTCCAGTATTCTTTATCTGCTTTTCGCTTGTCGGTGGCAGCAGTTGTGTAGTCGAAATAGTCCAGCTTTGCACCCTCCTGTGCCATCAGGCCATCTACGCCCTGCCATGTATAAACACCCATCTCGACCGCAGAAAGCAGAAAGCACTTTCTCGAAAGACCATTTGAGCCGGAGGAAACATTGGCCGAGCTGTAATCCGCCTGCTTCACGTAGGGCAGATGCACGGTCATCAGGCGGTTTGCCACACTGGACTTGATATTTCCGCCCGGGTAGTTGACACACCAGTTGTCCAGTGCCCACCCTTCGTAGCCGTAGATGCAGTTACTGCTATCGATTGCTGTTGAGCCTGCAATGTTCGTTCTCCAGAGCCATGCACCGTTTGCTGTGCTGTCGTACAACCCGCCGCCCGGAACGCCTTTATGGATCAGCTCATACCAGTAGGTATTTTTGCCGCTTGGGTCGCTGATGCCAAATGTAGTCCCCAATGCAAAGGAGCTGATGGGATTGCCGCCGTCATAGAACTTCTTGGCTACGCCGTCCACGCCGATATAACCCTTGTGCACCTGCCTTGCGGTACCGCCCACGCCGGTGTAGATTTTGGAGACCGATTTGGCACTTCCGCCGATTCCGGTATAAATTGCCATGTTCTCGCCTCCTTATGCGTACACCAGCAGGATAGAGCCGGTTGCAAGGCTGCTTCCCGCACCGGGGTCACTGGTTTGGGATGTGATGGGGGTCACACCCAGCCAACTCTGCATAACCGACTTGCTGACATCCTTGATCTTCTTGCCGTCGTCCGTATAACCAGCAATGTGCGTCAGATTCGATATGTTAAGGCCGTCGCCCGCATAGCCGACTTGGATTGTTCTGGATGCGTCATTATAGTCGGTTACGCCGGTTGCTTTTGTAGCGGTGGTTGCATTACCCTCCAGCGAACCAATGAATTTGTTGGCCCTGACATTTGCAAAAGCGCCGCTTCCTCGACCGTCATTGAACCGATACTCATCAATGGTGTTGTCTCGATATCCCAAGTAGACTGTGTTGCTTTCCGGGATGCCAACAAAATTCACTTCATTCTTGTTCTCGAACGCCAATTTCGAGTGGTTATGCGCACTCGGTGGAAACGTCTCCGGCTTATCCGTCACGGAATTCCAGTCCGTCTTGATGCTCTTGAACTTGTCACCCACAGCTTTTGCGTCTGCCGGTGCGCCGTCAATGGTCAGGGTCTTGTCGGTGTTCACAACCTTCTTGGCCGCCTCCACCAGTTGGCGGGCTTCGTCCTCGCTGGCCTTGGCGTTTCCTTCGCTGGTCTTCGCATTTTTCTCACTTGCCGCCGCCTTCCCTGCGCTTGCTTCAGCTTCTTTGGCCTTGGCAGTGCAGGTGGCTACGCTGGTTCCCATGCTGTCAGCGCTGGCTTTCGCGTTGACCTCACTGGTCTTGGCGTTGGCAGCGCTGGTGGCAGCTTCCGTTTCGCTGCTCTTGGCGTTGGTCTCGCTGGTCTTCGCGTTGGTCTCCGAGGTCTTGGCCGCATTCTCACTGGCCTTGGCATTGGTCTCCGAGGTCTTCGCCTTGGTCTCGCTGGTCTTGGCGGCGTTCTCACTGGCTTTGGCGTTGGTTTCGCTGGTCTTTGCCGCACTGGCCGAACCTGCCGCCGCAGAAGCCGAGGATGCCGCAGCGTTCTGGCTGGCCTTGGCCGCATTCTCGCTGGCCTTGGCGTTGGTCTCGCTCACCTTGGCAGCATCCTGGCTTGCCTTTGCCGCATCCCGTGCCGCCTCGGCCTGACGGAGCAGCTCTTTGATGTTGGTGATGCTCTGGTTCACAAAGTCCCGGGTCCACTCCATTGAGCTGGCGATGTATTCACGGACTTCCCGGCCGTAGATCGCCTTCCGGATGCCCGTGATGATCGCATCAAAATCCATTGATATTCTCAACCTCCTCCATTTTGAACCCTTACGAACTGCTCAGGTTGCCCAGCAGCTGGTTCAGGAAACTGATGATCGCCTGTGCGATCGTCCATACGCTGTCCATGGCCTGCTTCTGCACCTGCTGTTTGGTCAGCTTCTCGGGGGTCAGACCAAAGGTGAACTGTTTCTCGTTCGGCGCGTCCAGCGGCAGCTTCAGCTTGGTGCACACCAGCCACTTGTCGATCTCGTGGGGGCTGGAGATGATGTGGGTCTTGATCAGAAATCCCAGTCGGTCGTTGCTTTCCCCGCTGTCCACCCGGTCATAAGCGGTCAGGGTCATCACAGGCTCGATGTTCTGCTTGTACCCCTTCAGCTCGGTCTGTGCTTCTTTGCGCAGGTTGTCGCTGTTCGTGTTGCCGTCGATCTGGATGCACTTCTCGATGATGCCGTACTTTGCTTCTGCCGCCTCGTCCCGCACCGTTTCCGAGATCGCGCTCACGGTGGTCGTTTTGAAGATCCACCATCCACTGGTGGTCGTCTGGGTGCCGTATGCGGTCACACGGGTCACCACGTCGCTGGACATCTGCTCCACATAGCTGAAATCCAGCAGGTTCACGCCATATTCAATGGTCTGCGTCGTGGTGGCATCTGTGTCCACAAGGTAATCGATGTATACCCGCCATACCGCAGTACCGTTGTCTGCCCGCACGATCCGTGTCCGCAGGTATCCGTCGTACTCTTCCAGCAAAAAGGTGTTCAGCAGGCTCCACTGGCTCTCGAACAGGGTTCCCTTGCTGGAGGTGTCGATGGTGCGCCCGGGCTGGATGTTCACCTTTCCGATGCCAAAGGTCCCATAAGGCCCCTGATAGTAGTCCTTCAACGCCTGCGTTGCAAGGTAGAAGATGCTGTTGGAGGGCACGCTCGACCACTGCTCCAGCTGATTGTCCGTGGTCAGATAGTAGGTTCCGCCGTTCACTTTCGGCACAAATCGCTGGAGATATCCCAGCACGCCCTCGGCATACAGCTTGTAACTCAGGTCAAACAGCTTTTCCGTCTCGGTCACATAACCCAGCCAGATCGGTTTGCCGTCCTCTTCCACCACCAGCCACGTTTTCTCGTACTTCAGGGTGGTGTACACGGGGTTCTTGTAGCTGCCGAATGCCGTGTTGATCTGGTACGGAATGGTCGCCTCAAAGCTGCCGAACTCGTTTTTGGCCAGGTTCAGCACCGGGTCTTCGAGGAATCGGTTGGAGACGCTTCCCTCTATCGTGTCGCCCTGGGAATCAAAGATGCACTCCCGGGTGTCCCACTGGAAGCCCAGAGCGCTCGTGCCGTTAAAGGTCTCCGTTTTCTTCGAGATGGTTCCCGCATAAACTCGATATCCGATGGCTCCTCCCTCCTTTCTGCATCCATTTTGAAATCAACTCACAAACTTTCCCGTACTGCCAAGGGCTCCACTACTAGGGGAGCTGGCGAGCGATAGCGAGACTGAGGGGTTTAATCCGTTCTCCCAGCGCAGCTGACTGAGCGGTTTGATCCGTCATAAGTACGCTGGCTGGTAATACAGGTTGAGCGTTCCCGCGCCGGTCGCGCTTACCTCCACTTCGTACACGTCGTATCGCAGATCGTTGTCGATCAGACCGATGTCCGCTTTTCCCATGATCGTGTCCAGTAGGGAACTATAAAAGGGATCACCCTTCACTGCCGGAAGTCCCAGCTCCTTTGCCTTTTCGTAGGGGTAGGTCTGGCTCTTTGCCAGCGAGATCGCCAACCAGCCGTTCCCGGTCCATTTTGCTTGCAGCAGGCTCGGTTTTTCGCTGGGCGGCATCCGGAAGGTCATGTTCTGGAGTGCCTTGAGGGGAATATCCTTGCAGTAGGGCACGGCCAGATCGGTCTCAAACCCAAAGGTATCCCACACCCAGTCCTCCTGAATGTTGTCGTACAGGAATTTGAACGGGTAAAGGCTGTAAGCAAAGGTCACAACGCTGTGTCCGTTCTTCTGCTTGATGCCCCCGTCCACCCAGACACGCCCCAGATAAAAGAACGCCGGGTCATCCTCCAGCCGCACCCTGGTCTGTGCCGGGATCGAGTTGCTCTTTGCCAGCGCTCTGGAAAGGTACTCCAGCGCTCCGGTTCCCACAGGGGTCGAAAGGTTCTGCCCCCGCCACTCGTCCGTGTCCAGATAGAACTCCCAGCTCCCCTCCCGGGCCTTGAACACCGGGTAGCCCGTCAGGCTCTTGGAGAGGTAGGTGGTTCCGTCTCGTCCGGGTACGTCCACAGAGAGGATCTTCTCCACCGGGGGAGCCACCACAGGCCGGGAGACCGGGATCATCTTCCAGTCATCCCAGGTGTTCTTGTCACCAATGGTGATGGAATGGTACATGGCTCCTCCTTAACTCAGCATGTCGGCAGGCGGCTGGAAATCATAGGAGATGGTCAGCGTCACCCGTCCGTCGTTGCCGTTCTTGACGTTGCTGATCCAGCAGCGCCCTTTGTAGCTTCTCGTCTGCGCGGTGGAGAGCACGGTTCCGCCCAGCTCCATCCGCACCTCGCATTCTCTTCCCTGAATGATCCGCATCAGCCGGAAATAGGTGCTTGTCCAGTCACCTTCCCGGCTCGACCAGTCAGGGTAAAGCCGAATGCTCTGTTCCGTCTTGTCGGGGATGCCGCATCGCTCCCGCACATCGTCCATGGCGTGCCGTCCGTAGTCATCCCAGCTGGAATGCGGTACGCCGTCCGCCACATAATAAAAGTCCCAGCTTCCGGTCGAGTTCTGGAACACCCTCTTTCCCAGCGGAGCCTTTTCAGGCGTGCCGTGGTAGGAAGGAAAATCCATCGTCTCGTACTTTTCCTCAAAGGCATTGACATGCAGGGGGTTCAGGGGGACCAGATTGAAGTCTCTCGTGCTGTATTCCCGGGAAGCCCCTGCATTGTCATATACCTTAAAAATAAGCCCCGCAAATGTGGGGATCTTTGAGGAAAGCGCCGGGTCAGTTGCGCTCCGTCCCATCATCGGTTGTTCCTCCGGTTGATCTTCCCCAGCCCCTCGTCCACGTCGTTGATGATCTCACCAACCAGTTTCCGGCCGTTCATCTGGACCTTCATGTTGGCCACGGCCCGGGCAATGCTGTCGATGTGCTCTCCCAGTGCCTCCACGCTCGAAACGATGTCGGCGTTGGAGTTTGCCTTCGGGTCAGCCCGGTTCGCCTCTTCCTGCTGGGCCTTGGTCACCTCGGCTCTGCGCACCACGTTGGCGGCAAGGCCTGCGGTGCGCTCTGCATTCAGGGCCACCGTGCCGTTCTGGAACAGGGTGTCATTCAGCCAGTCCACTCCATTTTGAACGTCGCTCATGTCCACTACGGGCTGGATGCTGGGTTCATACTCGAAGTCGTCGCTGGCAATGTCGCCCACCCGCTGGGCCAGATCCATCATGGTGGAAAGGGCAGTGTCGCTCACGTCCTGTACGCCCTGCACCACGGAGTCGGTCTCGTCGGTGATGCCCTGTGCCAAACCCAGGCTCAGGTATTCGCCGATGCCCGCCATCACGCGGCTGGGGGAATGGATGCCAAAGAAGTCGCAGAATCCGTTCACGATGCTGCTGCCGAAGTCGCAGATGCCGTTCCACACCGCACCTGCCGCGCCGGTAATGCCCTTCCACAGGCCGGAGATCAGGTTTCCGCCCACGTCCACCAGACCCTTGAAGCCGTTGCTGATCCAGTCCCACAGGTGCGAGAAGGCATTTCCCAGCCAGTCAAAGAACCCGCTGAAGAACTCACTCACCTTGTCCCAGTTGGCGATCAGCAGTCCGCCGCCCACAACGGCCGCGCCAATGAGCCAGCCTTCGGGGCCAATGGAGCCCAGCACACTCATCAGAGTGCTGCCCAGTTCTCCCAGACCGCCCAGTAAGCCCCCGGAGCCGGTGATCATCTCGCCAATGCTGCCAAGGCCGCCCAGTGCTTCTCCCAGCAGTCCCGTGCCGCCCATGGCAGAGCCCAGCAGGCCGCCCATGTTGCCCAGGATGCTGCCAAGGTTCTTGGTCGCGCCGGTCACCTTGACCACCTGTCCCAGCACCTTCACGGTACCGCCGCCCTGGGCCAGCTTGTTGAAGGTCAGCATGGTCTTTCCCAGATTCATCATCGTCTGTCCGAACTCGCTGCCCATAAAGTCCAGCACGGTGGTAATGCCGCCGGTCACTGCCCCGCCCCAGTCACCGCTCACAAGGGCGGTAATGGTGCCCACAAGGTCGGTGATCACTTCGGTCACGCCGTCCTTGGTGGCCACGCCAAAGGCTCTGCTGAGCTTCGAGGCCATTTCCGGGGCGCTCTTCTGCACCTGTGCCCAGACGCTGTTGAAGCCCTCCTGAATGGGCCGCCAGTTCTTCGAGATGGAGTAGCCCAGCTGCATCATCATCCGCTTGCCGGAGTCGTCCATCTCGAACGCATCCGCCAGATTTTCCGCAAAGCCCACAAAGTTGTACTGTTCGCTTTGCAGGTCTGCCAGTGCATCCAGTGCGGTCTCACTGTTCTTGCCGAACCTCTTCACAGCCTCGTCGTACTTCAGCTGCTTGTTCGTTACCTTCTTCAGGCTGTAACTCATGCTGTCCAGTGCACTGCCCACGCCGATGATGGCGGTCATGGTGCCCTGGGTGGCTGCTTTCCGTGCCTGGGCGCTGTCGACTCCGTACTGTTCAACGGCAGCCTTGTAAGCATCCTCCCGGCCCGCAAGGTCACCGTCTCCGTAGAGCTTCGCCAGCATGTTCTGCCGGTTGGTCACCAGCTTCTCCTGCTTTTCCAGGTAGGAGACCTTGCTGTCGTAGGCATCCAGCTGGGCCTGATTCAGCTCGTTGATGAGCTTCTGCTGTTCGGTCTGCGCTTCCAGATACTGCTGGTAGGCCGCCTGGGTCTTCTGGCTTGCCTCGCCGAACTCGTTTTTGATGGCGATGTAGTCCTTCTCGGTGGCCAGCAGGATCTCCGCCTGGTTCTTGATCTTCCGGTTGATGTAGTCGATCTTCTTGTTTGACTTCTCGGTCACCTCGGCGCTGTCCTCGTACAGGGCGCTCCACAGCTCGTATTCGTCCTCAGCGGTCTTGGCATCGGTCTCGTACCGCTCCTGAATGACCTTCAGGATGCTGTCCTGCTTGCTCCTCTGAAGCTCCGCAAGGGTCTTCTGCTCGCTCAGCAGGGTGCCGTATGCATCTTTCGTCTTGCTGTTGTTTGCGCCCACCTTGGCCAGCAGGGTGTCGTACTGCTCTTTCGCAATGGCCACCCGGTCGGTCTGGAGCTCGATCTCCTTTGTCAGGCTCTCGGTCTTTTTGGTGATGAGCTCTTCCACCGTGGCCGTGTCGCCGCCCGTCACTTCCCACAGCGCGTATTCGCCGGTGGCGTTGGACATCTCGGTCTTGTTGGCCTTCAGCCGGTCGGAGAATGCGCTTGCCAGTGTGTCCGCCAGCGTCTTGCCGGTCTTGGAGGCCTTGGATTTGGTGGCATTGGCTCCCGCTCCGTCCAGTGCATCATCCACGACGTTCTGGTACCAACTGCTCAGGATGCCGTACGGGTCCTTCAGATTCTTCTGCGCATCTGCATTTCCCTGTTTTGCGCCTGCAATCTCGGCCTTCGTTGCGTTCCGGCTGCTGCCTGCTCTCTTCATGCCTGTCTTTCCGGGGATCACAATGGTATCGTCCATGGCATCGCTGAAATCGTTCATCGCGCCGGACAGCCCATTTTGATACAGCAGATTGCCGGGATGCAGACTGCTCTGCTTGAACGCGTCATAAAGTTCCGGCATCTTCTTCTGGATGGCAATAACGGTCTCGTCCATGGCCTGAAGGACACCGTCTTTCATCACCAGTGCACCAGAATAACTCGCCTGCCGCAGTTCGTCCTGTTTCGTCTTGTCACCAATGCCCAGGATCGCACCCTCAAGGATGTTCTCCGCATCGCTGGCTGCAACGTCACTGGGCGAATGGATGCCCCAGAAGGTGGTAAAGACGTTCCGGATGGAAGCCGCCGCGTGCAGCATGTTGGCCTTGGCCTGCGCCAGTGCACTGGGGTCTGCAATGCCCTGTGCCAATCCCAACGTGACATATTGGCCGATCTGCGCCATGACCTTGGACGGAGAATTAGTGTCGAAGGCCGTTTTGCTGGTATCGATTACGGCGTTTGCAACCTCTTCGGAAGCGTCCGTCGCATCTTTCTTGCCTTCGAGCTGGCCTTTTGCCACGCCTTCGCTTGCGTTTTTACCAACGCCTGTGAACAGCTGGTAAAGTCCTGCCGTCACGGAATCGCCATTTTTCAGTTCATCCAGAATATCTGCGAAAGGCAGAACAAAAGCCTGGGCCGAAACACCTTTATCCTGTCCGCCCCAGTTTTTCGGATCAAGCGGATTGTGGTTTCCAGCCCATGTTGTGAACTTTGCCCATAGATCATTCAGCGCAGGCTCGATCTTTTCCCAGACATACGCTGTCAGGCTGACCACCGTATCAATAACAGTCGTTCCCAACACATACAATGCCTGGCCGATTGCCGGAGCTGCCAGAATGATTGCATCGCAGAGGGCCTTGATGATCTTCGCAATGGAAGTCACCAGGCTGCTGGCAACCTCACCCAATCCCTCAAAAATACCGGCAATGAACTCGACCAGCATCCATGCCACGGCCTTAATGCCGTTCAAAAATACCTGGAAGTTCAGGCTATTCAGCAAACTCAGGCTGGATGCCAGATTACCGATGAACATGGATGCCGAATTCAGTGCCAGCAGTGCACCAAGGCTCAGTGCCAGCGCGCTCAGAGAGAGACTCAGTGCTACGATTACCGGAGTCACAGGAGCCAGGATCACTGCTGCACCGCCCATCACAGCAAACGCACCGATGAGTGTCAACAACCCTTTGCCGATGGTCTCCCAGCTCAGATTGCCCAGACCCTGCAATGCAGGAACCAGCAGATTCACTGCCGCAGCCATCATGGTCAGGCTGATTGCGCTGCCGATGGTGCCTTTCGACAGATTCAGTGCCATTACAAATGCTGCAAGGCCGCCCGCCACCGCAGTAAGCCCACGGCCAATGGATTCCCAGTCCATTTCACCGAATTTTGCAACGGCATCCTGAAGGATCTCCATGGATGCAGCCATCAGTACAAAGCCGGTGCCCTTCCCAATGCCGAATTTCGTGCCATTCATCAACTTGGCGGCGACCACCAGCTCGGCGCACAGTGCTCCCACTCCGGCAATCCCCTTAGCAAGTGCTGTCACGCTCAGGCCGCCTAAGGCTTTTACACTGGATGCCAGGATACGGATGCCTGCCGCAAAAGCGATCATTCCCGCAGCACCCTTGGTGAACCGCCCTCCATCTCTCGAGAGAATGCCTGCAACTAATGTCAGCTCTGCCATCACGCCGCCAAGTGCTACCACACTGCCGAGCAGCTTGTCGGAATCAATGGACGAAATAACTTTCAGTGCACCCGAGAGCACCAGCACCGCAGCTGAGACAGCCACCATACCACCGGCCAAAACGCTCAGCTTCAGGCTTTGAACATTCTTCGTCAGATGGGTCATAACAGCCATCACGCCCAGCAGTTCGCCGAATGTTACCGTCAGTACGCCAATGGCCGCACCAAGTCGATCTGCTTTCACCATGGAGAGCACAGCCAGTGAACCGGCCATCAATGCCACAGCCTTTGCAATCGTCATCAGGGTGTCTGCCTTCTTGGCTGATTTCCACGCATCGATTGCTTCGCCCAGAGATTCGATGCAGTCTTTGATACCGCCGACCACGTCCTTTGCACTGGAACCGATGGACTTGATGCTTTCAAAGAACCCCTTGATGGAGACCAACATACTGGCTCCCATGCCGCCCAGAATAAACTGATTCAGTTTCTCTGGGTCAAATTCATTGAATGCTTCTTTCGCACCCTGCGCAAGCTGTGCAAAGATCTTGTCCGCAACGGAGCCAAAAGAATAAAGCACCGGAGCAGCCGCATCCACAAAATTGGTCACCCAAGTACCAATGGTATCCAGCGGGTGAAGCCCTTTCGTGATCTCCGAAGCAAATTCACCAGCAGCCGATGCCGCATCCAGCAGAATATCAGCCAAAGGCTTTGCCAGGTTCAGAACCCGTGCTACACCAGAAATGATGCCTTCCAGAATATCTTTTCCGACTCGCAAAACAGAGAATACGCCCTCTGCGGTTGTCTTGATCTTCTTGGCCGTATCATCACTGATGATAAGCTTCTTTGTGATGCTGTCTAACCATTGCGCAAAGCTCTTGATCTCCTCGCCTGTCTTTGGCGGGAAAATATCTTGAAATGCCTCATGGATGGGCTTCACTATGGCACTCACTGCATCCATCAGGTTCCACAGGCTCTGCATCAGATGCTCTCGTCCCGAGAGTTCCCTGATCTGTTTCGAGTATCCTTCCAGATCAAGCGTTCCATTTTGAACCTTTTGATTCAGTTCTTCAAATGCGCTCGCCTGTTTCTCAATTTCTTCCCGCTCAAGCCCTCGCGCCTTCAATTCGGCATCGCTCAGGGTCAGCATCTTCTCTGCACTTGCCTGTGCTTCATCCAGGCCTTTTTTCAAAAGATCTGCACTGATGCCTCCCTGTTTGATGGCTTCGCCAAAACTACCTGCATCGGAGATCTGCTTTTCAGTGATCGCGCCGGAAGCCAATGCCACCTGCTCCATGGTATACGCGTACACGTCTGCCTGATCGCCCAGCTCATTTTCAAGCAGTTTATTCCATCCGCTGTTCAGTCCGTCCTTCAGCCGTTCGTTCAGCGCTTCGATGGGCGGCACAAAGATGTCGTACAGCCGGTTCGCCAGCTCCGTCCATGTGTCGGTGGCCTCTTCCTTGTTGCCAAAGATCGTCTCGAACACGCCCATCCATTTTGAACTGACAGCGTCTTTCGTTGAGTCGATGGCCTGTGCGAAGCTGGTGGCCTGCTGGGCGGCGAGAGCGGCGCGTTCTGCCAGCTCTCCGTACTGCCCTTTCAGCTGTTCCAGCGCCTCCGAGCTGGTCATGCCCGGGTTCTTCTGGGTCAGCTCATAGGCCGCCTCCATCATGGAAGCATACTTTGCGAAGGTCTTTTCCATGACCTCAGTGTTGGCCCACTTCTTCTGCAGGCTCGACTCAAAGCTGGCGATGGTCACTTCGCCTTCTTTTATGACACCCAGCTCCACCGCTGTGTCAATAAGCTCCTGCTTCAGGGCCTTGGTGGCCGTACCCATCAGGTTCAGGCTCTTCCAGTCCTGAAGCTGCAAATGTCCGGCGCTGTAGCTCTGGGTCAGGTTCCGGATGGTGCTCTGGAATGCAAAGCCCGTCTTGCCCGCGTCTGCGGTGGCGTTGGCAATGCCCATGATCATGGGGATCATCTTGTCGATGTTGCCGCCCGCAGCCGTCATCTGAGAAAGGGCGCTGGTCATCTCGCTGAAGCTGTAGCTGGTCTCGTCGGAGTACCACATCAGCTTGTTCAGGTAACCGTTCACCTGGTCAATGCTCTTGCCCGTGGCGTTCATGATGGTCTGAACGTTGGAGGTCTTTTCGGTGTACTTGTCCCAGCCGCTGGCCACCTGATCGATGGACAGGCTCTTGACCAGCTTCTCACCCGCGTCCACAAATTTGTTGGTGATGTTCACCAGTGCCGTGGTGGCTACGATGTTCAGGCTCGAGAACTTGGATTCCAGCCGGTCAAGGCTCGTCTGCATGGCGGCAAAGTCCACGTTCTCCGCGGCTGCGTCCAGCTTCTCAAAGCCCTTTTCCGCTCCCTTGAACTGGAGCTTCTCCATCAGCCGGTCGATGGTCGAGATGGTCTGTTTGGTATTTTTCTCAAAATTTGCGTTGTCAAACCGCATTTCAACAACACGGCTGTCTACTTCCTGGCTCATTCTGTCCTCACCTCGCCCCATGCCCGTGCTGCGATCCGCTCAAAAATGGGCCGCATCGCAGGGTTGATATAATCCACGCCCTCTACGTATCCTCCGTTTCGTGTGCCGTGTCCGTATTGCAGGATCACCGCAATGGGCACACCGTCCACGATGTTGGAGTTTCTCCATGTAATGGCGATGCTCTCTTTTCCCTTTGTCACCGTGTAGCCCCAGCTTGCTGCCGTCTTTCCTGTGTCCTTCGGGGTCGCCTTCGCAAGGGCCTCCACGCCCTCCTGTCCGTATCGGTCAAGCAGCTCATCAAGGCTCAGGTTCGAGCATCGCTTCAAAAATCTCCGGCTCTTCTTCCAGTCGCCCTTCTGGCGAAAGACAATTACTTTTGGCATCTTACCCTCTCGTCTTCAGCCGGGCCTTTCTCTGCTCGTTCAGCATCCGCTGCTGGGCCATCCGGTTGCCCTTGCTCATCTTCTTCGCCGGTGCCTGGCTCTCCTGGCAGACCCGGATTAGGGTCAATAATCGGTTCAAATGCCACTTCTCGCACTCTTTCGGAATGCCAAATCTGAACATCTGGCAGTACAGCACCTCGGCCGTGGTCTCGGTCCCGCTTTTCCGGGGCGGTCGTTTTTGTCGGGGCTTTCCTGCGGTTTTTCGTTCGTTCGGTCTCGGCTCCCCGCTGAACCATGTTGCGGTCATGGGAGCTTCCATATATTCGTTAATGGAACGGTACTGTTCCCGGGTCAGTCTGGCGTACACTTCGGGGTCTACCCCCTTGGTCACCGTCATGCAGCGGATGTAGTCCAACCATTGCTCCACGGTCAGCTTGTCCAGATTGCTCAGGAACGGGATGTTCCAGTTGCTTTCCCAATGAGCCAGGGAGAGCAGTGAATGTTCCAGCTTCAGGACCACGGCAGGCGTGTAGACAAATTCCTCTGTCTTTTCGTTCCACCGCTGTTGTTCCGGTATCGTAAGCGTCATCATTTGCTTTCTCTCCCTGGTATGTGTTCATTGAGGTGCCCTTCTCAGAGCACGCTCCATTTTGAATGTTCGTCCAAGCAGGCCTCAGCCCTTCGTTTCAGTCGGCAGGGCCTCCACGGCGCTTGCGGTTGCCACCATCAGGCCGGGCTGGGTACTCACAGGGGCGGCCTTCCGGGTCTCTGCCTTCATGTCCTCCGGCAGGATGCCCTCAAAGAATGCGGCCGCTGCCTCGCCGTTGGAGGCCAGCTTGTAGTACAGGTCGCTGTAGGCCTGGGTGGACATAAAGTCCGCCAGCACCGCATCGTTCTTGATGAACTTCCGGCCGTCCGGGCTCAGCACACCGTAGCTCTTGCAGATGATCTGCTTGAACAGCTTGGCAAGCTCCAGCTGGCTCTGGGCGGCAGTGATACGGTTGATCATCTGCACAAGGCCACCCTCGGTGGTCAGCTCCATCTCCATGATCTCGGCACGGGTCAGATTGAAGTAGTAGTCTTCCGTCCGCTCAGTACCGCCAAAGTCCACGGTGGTCATCGTCTTTTTCAGCATTTTTCTTCTCCTTTATTGTGTTCATTGATTCTTGGCTCCCCTATTAGGGGAGCTCCGCAAGGCGCTCGCCAAAGGCGAGACCGAAGCGGTGAGAGGTTTACGCCGCCTGAGCCTCGCTGTCGGTGATCAGCTTGATCAGCTCGTCGGGGGTGGGCAGGGTCGCCTCGGCGTTCTCGGTGCCCCAGAGCTTGTCCTGAATGAGCTTCACGGTGGCGGGCTTCAGCTTGGAGCAGTCGATCTCCATGTGGCTGGTGGGGCGGTGGCCGGTCACGCTCACGGGGGAGGTGGTGCACTCCCAGCTGAAGGTGATGGCATCGGGGTTGTCGTTGATGGTGCCATAGCTCTTCTCGCTGGGGGAAGCGGTGCTGTTCCATGCAATGTGGATCTTCTGGCCCACCTCGTCGTCAACGTCGTTGCCCACGGTGGTCACCCAGCTGAAGCCAAAGCCCTGGCGCTTCTGCTGGCCGATGGAAACGCCCTTGGCCACCTGTGCGGAGCCGTCGCAGGGCTCCCACTCGGGGGGATAGGTGTAGGCCTCAATGGTGTAGCCGTACTCCTCGGCAGAGCGCAGAGAAGCATACTTGATGTCGTCTGCGTAGAGTTTGGTCTCCTCAGCACCGGAGGGGCTCTCGGTCACGGCGGTCAGGCCATTCCAGGCCACGCCCTTGTCATAAGCGCCGGTGTTGTTCATGGGATACAGGACACCCATCTTGGTGCCCATCTCGTAAAACTTTTCACCGACAGCGTCCCAAATCAGTCTGGACATATAGTTCCTCCTTAGATGTAGATGGTAAAAACGGTGTGGTATAATCCGTCCGAAACAAAAGAGCGGTCGTAGGTGCATTTTGGCAACACACTTACGGCCGCTTTGATCTTGCTGTCAGGGTCCTTGTCCATCACGGTCACCGTGTAGAACGGATGCTGGATGTACACCCTGTCGTTTGCATGATTGTTTCGGATTCTGGTTTCGCTGTACACGATGCAGGGATACTGGAGCTGGAATCCCGCTTTCGGCTGAAAATAGAGGTGGATCGACTTTCCGTTCTCCTTCAGCACTTCGCGCAGGAGCGTGTCAACCTTCAGCCGTGCTTCCATTCCAGAGCCCTCCCAAAGTCAGGATCAGGCGCGGGTATTGTACCTTCACACCGGTCACCTGCCATTTCTGTCCCATAAACACCGCATACCGGAGATCGTAGAGATGGGCGTTTGCAAACGGGTCCGCCAGAACGCTCAACTGGTTTCCAACCGTGATGTCGGGGTTCACCTTGTCCCCCATCTGCATCTGCCGTCCAAACTCCAGCACGTCCCCATAATAGGTGCGTTCCGTCATCTTCTCGGTAAATACGCTGGGGGCGGTCTCCTCCACCTTATCTGCAAATCCCAGCTTCCCGCAGTATCTCATCTCTTCTCACTCCATTTTGATTTGTTGCAGCTAACCTCGAAACCTGAAAAGATCAGGCCTCGTCCGCAGCCATGGTGCAGGTGGTGGCGGTGGTGCCGTCGGTCACGACCACACCGGCAGCCATCAGGGCCACAGGCAGGTAGGTCTTGTCGACAGCCACCACGATCAGGCGGCCCAGCTTAAAGGCCTTCTCCACGTCATCCTTCTTGGCCTGAACCTTGTGGGCCTCGTCCTCGTACAGCTTCTTGTCGGTGTGCAGGTAGGCAACGTAGTTTGCCACGTGCAGATCATAACCGGTCTCGTAGATGGTGTTCAGCATAGTTCTATCCTTTCTCTTTAAGCAGCCCACTCAACAGCCATGGCACTGAACGGGGTGGTCAGAGCGCCGGAGCAGCGGGTCTCGATCAGGTACTTCTGGGCGTTGAAGTCGATGTCAAAGTCGTCGAACATGGAAACAGCGCCGCCCTTGTCTGCGCCCACGGTGTAGTCGGCCAGGTTCACGATCAGGCAGACCAGGTCACCGCCCTTGGCACCCTTGCGGCCCTCCATCTCGGGAATGGTCACAATGTTCTTCACACGTAGCTTGCGGGCCAGAGCAGCCTCGTCAGCATACAGCGGGTGGCCGATGCCGTCCTCCAGCAGGAGCATCTCGGTCAGAGCGTCCTCGGTGGTGAACAGGGTGGGGGTGCCGGAGCCGCGGTACTCCTTGCGGCTGCGCAGGATCTGCTTGATCAGGGCCTTGTACTTGTCCTCCACGGTGGTCAGGCCGGTGGTCTTGCACTGGACCTTGATGGTAAACAGGTCGCTGTCGTTGAACACAGGGCGGATGCAGTTCTCATCGATCTTGTCCTCAGAAGCAGCCAGACGGCCGTCGCCCAGCAGGTAAGCCAGAGCCAGCTCACGGTTCAGCTTCAGGCGCATCTCCTGCTTCAGCCATGCCACAACGTCAAAGCTGGTAATGTCGATCACGTCGTCGCGGTCCAGCTTCTGCTTCTTGTACACGGTGGTGGGGCTGGTGGAGCGGCGCAGCAGGCCAAAGACCTCTTCCTTCTTGAAGTTGCCCTTGAAGTAACCCTTGGCGCGGGCATCCTCCTCGGTCAGGTCAGCAAACATGCTCTTGAACCGGCTGAAGGGAATGTGGTGCACAGCGCCCATGACCACGCTCACCCAGTCGTCGGGCTTGTCGATGATGCGGGGCGTGGTGTCCAGCAGGTGATCCTCAGGGAACAGCCAGTCGATGTTGTCGATGCTGTGGGCCAGCTCGTCACTGTCCATGCCGGCATCCTCAAAGGCAGCCTTCATGGTGCCGTGGCTCTTTGCGGTCTTGACCACGTTGTTGATCTCTTCGATGCTGTGCTTCAGCACAGTTGCGTTGGTATCCTTGTCGAAAACATTCTGCTTCACGGTATCGTCCTCCTCACCGTCATCGTCCTTTTTACTGGCCGTAACAGAGCCAATGATCGCGTATACGACATTTTTCTGCTTCTCCGTCAGAGTGTTGAACACATCCTCAACGGTCTCTTCTTTGTTCATGTTCTTTTCGTCCGCCATTTTGGCTTCCTCCTGTGTTGCTCCATCGTCGGTCACGGCATTGCCGCTGTCCGCACTGTGTGTAAGGTCCTCCAGCGGGTTGCCCTCAGGGTCCATGCCGTGGGTAAGGCTCAGGCCGTCCTCGTTATAGATAAAGGCCTCGCCTCCCTCGTAGTCCTCATCGGCGCTGTGCTTTACCACCTCGTCGATCAGGGCACCCGGGTTGCATCCGGCCAGCACCAGGCTCACTTCCCGGATAAAGCCGTGCTTCACGGTGCTGCCCACCTTCTTCAGGCCGTTGGCAAAAATGGAAAAGGCACTCAGGTCGCCGCTCTCCACGCACTGTCTTGCGGTCTTGCCGGTGTCGGTGTCGTTGAATTTGGCATAGCAGTACACGCCGCCGGGCCGGTTCTCCAACAGGCAGTGGCCGATCACGTTGTCCACGTTGGTGTGGTCGTGGTTGTACACCATGGGCACAACCTTGCCGCTGCACTCCTTAAAGGCATCCTGCGCGATCACCAGCCCGTCATAGCACCGGACGTTCGCTTTCGTCGCCCAGCCGCTGCAATCGTAGTCAAAATTAACCATTTTGATTTGCAATACTCCTCTCTACGGCATCCCGCCCTGCCGTGATTGTTTTGTTCTGCGCCGCAATTTCCTCACTGCTCTGGCTGATGTTTGCATTCCGCAGTTCATCCGCCTTGGGGTCCTTGCTGGGTTTCATGCCAATGGCCTGCCGGAACTCGTTGGAGGTCATGATCTCGTTGCGGGTAAACTTGTCGGCCATTTCGGCAACGGCGGAAACAGGGGCCAGCTTGAACGGGTCACGGAAGTACATCACGGATTCCCGGTTCGCCCGGTCGTCCTCGGTCAGGAACTTCCGCCGGATCTCGTCCACGGCAGCCGCCACAATGGGTTCGATGGTGCGGTTCTCGTAGTTGGTCATCACAGCATCGGAAGCAGTACCGTTCATGATCTCCGGGGTGATACCCAACTGGCTGTATGCCATGTTGGTCAGGTATTCCACGGTCTTCAGAAGGTTGTTTTCGAGGCTGCGGTTCAGCTGCGTGATATGCTCCGTGCCATCGGTGTAGGCAATGCCGTATTTGGAACCGGCGAGCTGCTGTTCGATCTGTGCCCGCCGTTCTTCGGCCTGTTTCTTCCGGGTCTCGCCCTTCACAACGTAGGGCAGCTGGATGATCAGGTCGAGCTTGCCGCTGCCCACCTGCTCGTCGATCACGTCCATCAGGTTCAGCTTCCGGATCAGGCGCTGCACCGTGCCGTTGGGCTCGTTCATCACGGCATAGAATGGGTTCTCCACCAGGGCCACCTGTGTCTTCGGCAGGGTGATCTCCTCTTTCCGTCCGGTCCGGTCGTTGTACACTTCCAGCCGCACGTCGTCCGGGTACCATTCCAGTACCCTTCCCACCCGCATGGATTCGATCCGGGTCTTACCGGTCTTCCCGTCGTAGTCCACGTCAATTGGCACCAGTGCAATGCATCCCTCGTCCAGCATGGAAAGGAACATGTCATATCGCAGTGCCCGGCCCGTCTGGTCCTTGTTGCCGGAAAGGTTCAGGCAAGAATTAAGGCCCGAATCAACGGTTTCGTCGTAGCGTCCGTTTTCATCGAGCCTTACATGATTGATGGTAATTGCCGCAGCGTCCATTGCAATGCGGGTGTTGATGGCCGTCATGATCGTCCGGTCATTGCTTCGGTTCAGCCTTACCCGGTCAGGCCGGTAGCTGTATCCTTCGCCGCTTCTTCCAGGGGGATCCCGGTTCAAAAACGCATTCCAGGCGTGTCTCAGTCTGGAGCCAAAGGTTTGTGATGTCATTTTGATTCCCTCCGGCTTACACTTCTGTGTATTGAGCGTACATACGGCCTCTCGTTTCGTTCTTATACGCTTTTTCCGCCGCCATATTTGTGATCGCCCTTGCTACGGCATGTTTGGCCGCATTTTTAGCAGCCGAACTAACTTTACCTCCAGTCAGATAGTCATAGACATATACGCTTGCTACCGCTCTTGAAACAGCCTTTCCTCGTGCAATTCGCTTCTTTTCTCTCTCCACAGCGGTCTTTTTATCCATTCCCTTGGAATAATCCTTTTCGATTCGGTTTGCGCCTTTAACGCCATAGTCCATTCGATACATTGTTTTTTGATAACTTGTAAGCTTACGATCAGGGTCGCCATATTTTTTCTTTCCCGCCGCAGTTAAAGTACCATCAGGGTTCTGGTAACGCCGTACACCCCACTTCATGCCCTTGATGCCATGATGATACAGCTCATCTTTATAAACTTGCATTTTTTCCTCCTTACGCACCATGTGCCTTCATCGTTGCGGTCAGTGCGCATCCAACAACAGCGTTCTTAAACGCCCCAGATTCAACAATACTCTTACCGAGCTTCATCGCGTTAGAACCATTATTATAAAGCGTTGTAACAGTCCCAAGCGCCGTGGCAGTTGCTCCGGCAATTTTAATGGCTTTCTGTAGCTTGCTGGGAGAAGCAGTAAGCCGTTCATACTGTTGCTCTTTCTGCAATCGATTGATTCGAGCATTCAGTTCACTGTCACTCATTTCACGGACACTTTTCTTTGTATGTGCTCGTGTATAGTCCTCGTGATCTTGACTATAGTGTTTCTTTCCTTCAGAAGTAAGCGTACCATCCTTGTTCTGGTATCGTCGCACGCCCCATTTCATGCCCTTGATGCCCCAATGATAAAGTTCATCTCTGTATACCATAATGTTCACCTCCTCACAAACAAAAAAACGCACCAGCAATTAAGCTGATGCGTTCAGATATACCGTATTACGGAATGATGTCTAAAATAGATTCGCACATCGTTCCTATCTCGTTTGGAAAGTAATTGTCATCCAGCCCCCGATATTCCAGTTCATCGCCGACTCGTTCTTCGATTTCGGCCCACTCATCGGAAAAATTATCGATTTTGGTATAATCGTAATCAAGCCCCAGACTTTTCAAAAAATCGATCTGTTTCTCGGTAAGCATCATGGATCACCTCTTAGTGTATTTTCGGATTACATCATGCCCTGTTTTCCAGACAGTCGTGACACAGCCATTTTCGGGGTTTACGTTTACCGTAGCGTGCTGACCAATAAACCGTTGACTAGGCTGTCCCTTCTCATTATACCGCACCTTTATTGTATCAGAGTTTAGCGGCTTTTGCAACGCATCTAGCAATCCTTCCAGAGTCACCTGCCTGGTGGGGTCTTGGGTACGATCCAGTGCATGAATCGATAGACCTTTCACAAGGACACCATTTGAAGTATAAAACGGTTTTCTGAATTTCCGGGCAGCTCTCGCTTCGATTGAATACCGGTCATGTGCGAGTTGCTCTTTTGTCCGCCGGACTCCCCATTTCATACCTTTAATGCCATAGTGATAAAGCTCATCTGGATTTCTCCATCTCCAGATGTTGGTATATTCGTGCATTCTGCGTTCCTTTCACAAAATTTGTTGCAAACAACTGCTTCCTGCGGTATGATAGACTTACAAAATATGAGGAGGCTTCCTGCTATGGCCAACTACGAGCTGTTTCCCACTCAGAATCTGAACTGCGAAGTGACAACCAGCGATGTTTCTTTTGATTTGGGCGATACATCCCGCTTTCGGAAGATTGATTTTCCGGAGCAGGCTGGCATTACAGCAAACACCCTTCTACAGCTGGTTCCTGCGCAGCTTGCGGCTGACACGGCATCCAATCTGTATGTTATCCGTTTTCCGAAGGGCATTCAGGGGACTTTAATGAACCTCCATCAGGGCGGTCAGTCCACCACAATGATAGACGCAGCAGGCAGTTTTGCCGGAAGTGCATCTCTGTATAAGGTCAATCCCGCAGCAGTTGCCGCCTTCCAGATGTTCAGTGTAGCATCTTTTGCAACCGGCCAGTATTTTCTTGCAGATATCAGCTCCAAGCTGACAGAGGTCAACCGGAAGCTGGACGACCTTCTGGCATTCCTTCAGGCATCCAAGCGTACTGAGCTGCTGTCGGAGCTTACCTTCGTAAAATATGCGCTCGCAAATTACGCAACTATCATGCTCAGTGAACCGCAGCGCATAGCTACGATTGGGAATCTTCAGCGAGCAAAAATCAAAGCGGTTGCGGACATAGAATTTTACACAGAGCAGCTGGAGAGTTCTGCTGCTGCAAAGTCCAACGAAAATCAAGCAAAAACTGTATTGCAGAACAAACAAGGAATTGATCTCGCCTCGCAGCTTTACGCCATCAGCACGATCATGGAAGCGTATTATTCGCAAAACTGGAACCAATCCTATCTTGCAAATATCAGCGCGGATGCAAAGCCTCTGTTTGCACTGACGCAGAACCGCATGATCAGTGCCATAACAAAATTCTCCGACAGGATCAGCAAGGACCTTGAAAGTAAGAAAAAGGGTCTGCTGAAAGGCGATGTATCACAGAGCGAACATAAAGTTCTGAAACTGTACGACACTCTGAATTCGCAATCGGAGACTCCGCTTCTTGTGTTTATTGAAGAAGCACTGGACAAGCCCTCCGAGCCATCTGAACTCTACCTCCGTTCTGACGGAAGTGTTTATCAAAAGATCTAAAAAACAAGAAACCGCCAGTGTACTACATTCCGTTCCGTAATACGCTGGCGGTTCCGTTTTATTCAAACGCATCCCGGTTCTGTTTCCATGCCACGTAAGCGTCCATCATGGCAGCCACGGCATCGATCTTCTGATCCTGCCGCTGCTTGTAGAGCTTCCGGTTGCCGTTGGTGTCCACCAGCGTAATACAGTTGCCCATGGCAAATTGCATCAGCTGCTCGTCAAACAGCAGTTTCCGCTGTTCGCTCAGCTTTTTCAGCTCACCCAGCGGCACGCTTTCGGTCTTTGCACCCTGGATCACTTTCACAACACCAAAGGTGCTGTTTTCATCGCCCCAGCGCTTCACGAATTCCTGCGCGTTGTAGGGGTCGTAGCCAAAGGCCCGCACGTCGTACTCGTTTTCCATGATAAAGTTGTCCAGGTCGTCGTATACCTGCATCATGTCCAGGACCGTGCCGTCAAACACGAACAGGGTCCCTTCCCGCATAAACTCCTCATACTGCTGCCGTCTCGAAGCCGGAAGCTGACTGAGGGTATAGGATGTGATGTAGTCCCGCGTCTTGACCCCAAAATATCCGTTGGACAGCGGAAACAGGAAAGTAAAGGCGCAGAAGTCGTCGCCCATGGAAAGGTCCGCGCCCATCGCACAGGGCATCTGCCAGAAGCTTCTCTTCCTGTGGCACAGGGTCTCTTCGTAAGGGAAGAAATAGGTGTAGCCCTCCATGGGCAGGTTGAAGCGCTTGGCCAGAATATCGTTCCGGGCGCTGGGAGATTTCTCCGCACGTTCCACGTCCAACTGGTAGGTCTCGTAGCTCACGGTCTTACCCAGGTTCGGGTTGGCCTTCAGCCACATCTCCGGCTGGCCCACTTCCTCAATGGAGTCCAGCTTGTAGTACCAGATGGATACGTGCGGGTTGACATACTCCCCTTTCAGGATGCTCATCAACTCCATTTTGATGTCGTCGCCGCAGCCGTTGCGCACCGTGCCCTCGGAGGAAGCCGCCACGATGAGGTAATTCTCGTTCTTGGCTGCGCCCTGTTCAATGGCACCAATGGGGTCTTCCCGGATGTCGCAGGAGAGCCACTCGTCCACGGTCGCCACAGTGTCGCGCCGCCCTTGCAGCTTCTCAATGGTCATCGGGCGCACTTCCAGCAGGCTGTTGGTCAAAAAGTTCTCGATGCCCTTCTTGGTGGAAGCCATCTTCACCCGGTCTGCCTTGGAGCCGGTGGTGTTTTGCAGGCTGCCCTCCGTCATAAACTGGAACACCGGCCCCTTTGCCCGCGCTAATGCCGTGCGGAAGGGTGCCAGCACCTCCTCGGCCTGCTTCATGGTCGGGGCGGTGGTCAGCTGCTGGGTCGTGGTGGTGTACGCCGTCAGGAAGTACGCCTGCAAAAATTCCAGATACATGGTCTTCGCGGCCGATCGGGTAATGATGAGGTATTGCTTTGTCACCAGCCGCTTTTTCAGTCGCCGGGTCTCGTAGTGTCCGCCGCCTCCGCGCTCGTTCGGCACAAAGACGCTTCGTTCTACAAAGTAGTACCATCCAAAGATCTCTTCGGCCCATAACTTGAAACTGTCCAGCAGCTTCACGTCGGTGCCGTCGGTCAGGGTCAGCTCATCCTCGCAAAAGGAGATAAAGCCGTTCACTGCTTTGTCGTCATAGTAGATGCCCGGGTTGGCGATCAGGTCGTCGATCCGCTCCATCTCCATGGCAATCTCCCGGCATACGGGTATTTCGCCACGCATCACGGCCTCCCGAAAACGGCCGTAGTAGATCGGCGTGGCCGTGTTCGATAATGCCATTTTGGTTCCTCGTCTTGCTCCGTTTCACTCGTTCAGGCTTTGGGCCGGTAAAAGGGCTTGTCCAGGGTGTAAAAGCATCGGATATCATCCGGGCATTCGCATGTTCCCTGTCGGGCGCATCCGTTGCAGATATCCTGCGTTACCCGTCCAAACCAGTCCTTTTTCTCCGGTGTTCCCATCCAGTGCTCCACCCATCGTGCTGCTACTGTCCGTCCCATGTGTTGTCGTGCTCCACGTTCAGCCGCCATTCCATCTCGGAGGCGGTATTCTTCAGTGCTTCCATTGTGGTGCTGCTCTGGGGTGGGTCAAAGCCCAGCAGCCGTACCTTCACAGCCACATAAGCCTTCACCGCTTCCACCTTCACCGGGTCGGCAACGAACTCCGTCCATTCGTTTTCTTTCCCGGAGATGGCGTACCCCTCGCCGGGTCCCACACCCATCTGCACCAGTGCAAACAGCGCCATGTTGACGTACATGATGATGTCCGCATCAAAGTCCTCGCACTCCTCGGCAATGCCCAGCAGCTTCTTCACGCTCGTCAGGATCGAATTCATTTTGATTCCTCCTCGGCATCGCTGTCGTCGCCCATAATGTAACTCATCATGGCGTAGTACCAGTCCTTCTGAGCCCTCGCCAGTAGTTCCAGTTCGGCCAGATGGTGGGGCGCGCCGTCCTTGCCCATGGCCGCTTCTTTCTGTGCAGCAGCTTCAACAATATCGGTCAGCTTCTGGTGATCAATGGTGTCCAGCCCGGATTTCAGAGCACTGTGGTTCTCCACGCTGTCCGGGGTGATCTTCATCCCATCAAACGTAATATCCCTGGCCCGTACTGCCCGCACCTGCTGACCATCCACATTTGTCGCCAGAGCATCGTCAAAGTCAAAGCCCTTATTCCGCGGCGCAACCGTATAGCCCTGCTGGAGTCCGGCTTCCGCAATGCCCACGTTCGCCCAGAGCAGTGCTTCGTCCAGCTTGGTCAGCGCCAGGCTTCTCGCGCGGCTCGGTGCAAGGTGCTGGAGCATCGCCTCCGCCTCTTCCAGCTTCCGCCGCAGCCCCATGGCGTAGTCCTGCTCTCTCCGGTTAAATGCTTTTTTCTGGTACATACTCATTTCCTCCATGGGCAGGTGTCGCCCGGCTTTCTTTCTCCGTCCGGCAGCTTCGGGCCCTTTCCCGTTCCGTAATGGATCACCTTGTGTGTTGCCGCCGAAACACAAATGGCGTTCTCCGGATCAAGCAGCTTTTCACTGTGCTGGAGAACGTCATCTTTTGTTATGGGGTTTATGTGGTGGATCGAGATCCTCGGTCGGATCGGCTTTCCGTCCCGCAGCACCCAGTCTGTGATCGGATGGTCTTTGCACCCCAGGTCACAACCCATGTCCCGGGCAATGATCCTGTCCCTGAACTGCCGCCACTCTCTCGATTGGTAGAAGTCCTGGTTCAGCCATCGGTCAAACCCAAAGGTGTCTCTCCCCACTTCCCCGTGCAGCTGTAAATACTCCAGCCTCTCCTCGTATGTCGGCAGGGTGCAAAGTTCCGTGTAGCTTTTCATACAAACAGCCTCGTGCATTCGCAAAGCAACAAAACCAGTCCTAGGATGCTGCAACCCATCAGTGCGCTTGCACTCACCGGATTGTCCGGCCTATTTCCAAGCCATGCCGCTACCAGAAAAATCATTAAATAAAGAAGGATACTAGGTATCAGCATCAACTCATATTCCATCATACTCGTCGTCCTCGCCCATGCCGTTGTATTTCTTCATAGCAGCAATGACCTTCCCGTACATCTCCTCATAGCGCTTTGCATTCTGTAGTGCCTCGGTCTTTGCCCGCAGCAGCTTGTTTTCCTCTTCCAGCTTTGTTTTCTCCAACTCGTTCTTAGAGGTCGCCAGCTTCAGAAAATGGGTCGTCTCAGCGCTGGATGCCGTACCTTCCAGCAGTCGTTTCTCAACCAGCTTCATCGCCAGGTTGATCATATAGTTTTCTTGTGCTTCCGGGGTGCTTGCAGGCCGCGAAGTTGCAGCCGACATTTCACCCGGAGCAGACTTCTTAGGTTTCATTGCAATAACCTCGTTTCACATTCCTGTTTTGCTTTTGCAAGGGTTCATGGGAGTCGCAGTAGTACCAGTTAAGCCTGTCTCATTTGAAAGGAGAAGAAAAAGCAGATCATGCCCAATGGAGGTTGAACATCGTGAAAGCCCTGAACCCAAATATATAGGAGGATACTACTCCCATGAGCCCTTGCAAAAACTGCCGAAGCCCTGGTCTACTCCCCAGAGCCTCGGCAATTGTCTCTATGTGACCCTGTTCGATAAGGATACTATTTTCCCTTATATAGGTCACTTCTTCTTAAAGCCCAAATATCAATTTTCCCTCCGGGGAAATATCAAAGACCGGCGCGATTTGAGAGGGGGTGTCAATTTTGAGACCCCCTCCCTATGGTTTACGCGGTTTGACCGAGCGTGTCCTCGTCGGGCACGGTGATCTTGAGCTTCTTGTAGATGTTTATCGGGTCGGCAGCAACGATTTTATCGATTGCCTTCTCAATTTCATAGGCATTTTCGTTGTCCGTGAACTGTGAGGAGGTCTCGGCGATCCTCATAAGCAACCCAGAAGAGTTGTAGCCGTGCTCGATATCATACTGATACCACTTCTCGAACTCCTCGTACGGACTGTACGGGTTATCAAAGGTGGTGAGAAAGCATCGAACCATTATTCAAAGCCTCTTTCTTAATTGATTGTTATTTGTTGAGCGCGCTGTAAACCGTGGACTCCGGAACACCGCAGGCCTTGGCGATTTCAGCATAAGAATAACCGCTTCTCAGCATTGCGTTTGCTTTGGATATCTTTGCAGAAGTCATAGCAGTAACATTTTTCGGCATTGCACGTTTTACAATTTCGTCAGAATCAGACGAATTAAGGAATTTCGTCAACATATTGTCGGAAATTGCGCCAGCCTGAACAGCTTCCCACTCTCTGTCCGTGAAGGTAACCTTTGACTTGCGTCCGCTTGCACCAACAGAATCGCGAGCACGCTGCATCTCGACAGAGGAGATCTTCTTGATTACCTTCTTATCTTCCGAAATGTTGGGATCAAGCCCCTGTTCCTGAATCTTCGCCTTAATATTCGCGTTCGCAATCAGCATTGCTTTGCGCTCTTTAGGCTTGTTAGCGATCATATTGTTATACTTTTCTTTCAGAGAAGCAACCTCAGGCGCATAGGTCTTGGCGGCAGAAGGACTGTATTCAAGTCCCTTCATATTGGCCGCCTCTTTGCGCGCTTTGTTAGCCATGGCCTTCAGCTTGTTGGAGAAGTCCGCATACAGGTTCTCTTGGATGGTGCCAGAAGACAGCGTACGTGCATCCTTTGTTTCGGAGATCAGGCTGACTGTGTCCTCGGCCTTACGTTCCTTACCCGTCTTAGGGTCAACGAAGGTACGTCCACTTTCTTTGTAGATGTATTCACCAGTTTCCTTATCGACTCGAATACTACCACGGCGCTCGGGCACACGAACCGTCTGCTTACGGCGAGACAAGAGCGTGGATGCGCCACCATAGTGTATAGCGCCTTCCTCATCCACACGAATCTGCCACTTCTGCTTCAGCTCGGGAATGCCATTCTCCTGCTCAGACCGCTTGTAGTCCAACTTATGCTTTTCAGCATCGATAACGACCATGGAGTGCTTAACTGCACGCGCAAGCTCATCCTCGTCGGCACCACGCAGTGTCATATCAGTGATGAGATTGGAGATCACGCCCATTTCGCGCTGCTTGTCTTCTTTCTTCATCAGCCTGACATTGTTCGGATTGCCTTCAGGAACTGCATAAGCTGTCTTGGGATCGAATCCTTTCAGTGCTTTCAATGCACGGGTGGACTTGATGTTGACCTTGTCGGTAATAGGAATCACCATAACCGTGTCACCATCGAAGTCTGCGCCCGAAAGCTGCTCTGCAACCTTCGCATTGATGCCGATTGCATCCTGAATTGCACCGAGATTCCGCTTGCCGCTGACATTCTTGTTGTTGACAGTCACGATGGGAATCTCAAAGGTACCTGCATGGGGATAACGGATCAGTGCAAGCCTGGTGCCATTCTCATAGGTGGGGCAGTAAGCCTCTGTCTCCTTAATCTTATTGATCGGCAGGATAACCTTCGTGGACTGACCCGGGAAAGCAGATGCCTTCAGGGTCATGGATGTTCCTTCAACCGTATCAGCAAAATCATTGAGCAGTTTCTTCTTGACCGTAGGATTATCGTACCGCATGATTTCATCATATTGGGCTTTATAATCCGCAACAGTAAGGTTAAGCTGGTTCTCGATCAGCTTCTTGGGCTGCTTGGAAAGGAACTGAGAAGAGACATTCCGAGACATCGTGTCCCAGTCGCCCTCCTCCTTCAGCTTGTTGATCGGTGAGAGGTGCTCTTTGCCGTCATCACCGATATACATACTCTGGCCGTTGGCCTTGATAGCTGCGCCAAACGGATTGTCAGGATCAGCTTTTGCTTCTTTAAGGACCTTCATCTTGGGCGTGCCAGAAGGCTTATTGGTGTTGAACATAACGTCCACACCATCCGGCAGATCGTCAGAATAGACTGCCATGCCCTTCAGATAATGGTCGCCGTCAACAAGGATGCGAACCTGCGCATAATGGCTCTTGCCGAGATCAAGGTCAGGAACCCCACGGCGAATCTCCATAACGCCGTCTTTATCCAGGCCGCCTTCGTCGCCGTAACGAATCGCAACACGACTGGAGTCCAGACTGGAGGGGCGCTGAAGCTTCGTAAAAGTGTCGCCGCCATCATCTGTATGATAATCGCCAAGTGAATCGATCTGTTCCTGATGATTGTAGGCATACTTCTGATCGAACTCTGGTTTCGCAAGCACCATGATATTGGTCTGCTGGCGATTGTTTGTCGGTTGCTTAATGCCTACGCCATAACGCTTATAACCGTATTCGGCCTCTAACGTATACACTGCATCCTGAAGTTCAGTATCAGTTACGCCCAACGCAAAGTTTGCGCCCTCCGAAACATCGATCATTCCCTTTTTATCGACTTCTTTTTTCAGAGTTTCGGCGATGTTTTTTGCACGCTGCGCTTTTTTGTCTGCATTTCCGGCATATTTGGATCGAACACTTGATTCGCTCATGCCAAGTTGGTTGGCAATTTCAGTCCAGCCAAGGTGATCTTCGTCTTTCAGCTTATGGATCTGCTCGTATTCTGAGGTTTTCCGCTCATGAATGGCAGTTCGCTTTGCCACACGGAACTCAGACAGGCTCATCTGATACTCTTTCGGAAGAGAGTCGTTAATGCTCTCCAGAATATCTTTCTCAGACAATCCCTTCTTCTTCAGAACATCAATGCGAGACAGGAAATCGCCGGAATGCTGATACGGATTGTCGCCAGAACCCCAAGGATAGCGACCAGAATGCCGCTTGGTGCCGTAGTGTTCCAGGATATTGCTTTCGGAAGTGATGCCAAAATAAGAACGGAGGTCTTTTTCAATCGGATTCATGCTGCCACTCCTAACAAAATATCGGTGATGATCGGGTCGAACTCTTTGATTTTAGCGATGATGGGGTTGATTTCCTCTTCAGTAGGATTCTCGACCCAAACTTCATCGTTCTGGTAAATGCGGAGCTCCATCCGAATATCTTTCGGGTGGTATCCGTACTCCAGGCAGAACAGAGCGGCATAAATATAGAGCTGCTCCATATGTGCAGGAACAGCTCCGGTTTTTAAGTCGTGAATGCGAAGGAACCCATCGTTGAACGAAATGGCATCCGCAGTTCCATAGCAATTGTCACTGTAATACAGCACCTGCTCGGTATCCATGCGGAAACCAATGGCATCGTTCACGTAGGTATTAAGGGTTTTCTTGTTCTTCGGCAGTTTTTGCTTCAGATCAATGCACTCTGCTGCAAATGCGTGCAGCCGTGTTCCCCGTTCCTTCGCCTGGTAATTAAGAACTGCACTGGTCAATCTATCTGCGTCATAGTTCAACCAATGGTAGTTACTTGCTCCGAGGAGGGCATGTTTCCCCGTGAGCCTCGAATGATCTCGCCAGTTCATTAAGAACTTCCTCCTTGTTTTCGGGATAGATAAAGGCCGCAAAACTCATCTCGTCCATCTGCTGAACGTAATAGTCCTGATTTGGACGATGAGATGCACTCGCTGACTTCTTACCCTCCAATGCGCCCCATGTTGTGCCATAGAGAACCAAGAGATCGGGGATTCCCTGAATCTCGTTTGGGTCAAGATGGACAACCATGCAGCCGGGAAAGCGTTCTTTCAGTTCCCTTATCAATCCTGTCTTGAATTTGTTTTCGAGCATGATACAACCTCCAAAATAAGAGGAATAGTGCATCCTGAGACGCATTCTATTCCCCCCATAAAAGGGGATGTTTTTCTCGCGTGAGTTTTTAGGAAAAAATGTGAATTTTTAGGAATTTTCAGAGAAAAAGAAAAAGCCCCTGCGTTTTTCGCGCAGAGGCATAAAATGCAAATATCAATCTAACCATTCCGACTCAGGCTCAAGATTATCATCTGGATAACTGGCTTCTTCTGTCGGCGATGAGAGGATATCAATATCTTGATTTTCAATCTCATTACCGCATTGATTGCATTTCCAGATGTCGCCGCAATGTGCAAGCATCTTGTGGCACTCCCAGCACCAATGCTCACCGGTATCCTGATCATAACCTGGAGTGTGAATCACTCGATACTCAAATGAGCCATCCGGGTGTTTCAGCCATAATACTGGAAGACCAAGTTCTAGTGTGGTATAAGTCCAAACCTCATCGCCATTCGGAAGAACATCTCGCCCTTCAAAAGAGCGGTCGTGTTCGCGCCATTTTCTTGCCAGCTCATCCATGTAGCTCATGGTTTTCACCTCGTAGAATCAGAAGCGTTACGTTCGTACACCATGGTTCTATGATACACCCTTGGGCGCGCATTTACAAGTAAAAACTCGCTGTGGCCAAAAACCCGTTTTTTATTCTCTATTACTATATATATTTTTTCATTTTTTAAGTAAGTTAAAGAAAAAAGTGGGTTTTTGGCCAAACGGCATATTTTTAACGTAAATACGTTAAATTTTGTGGCCATTTTTATAAAAATTTTTGGCCACAAAGTGGGTTTTTGGCCACAAAAATGCCACTTTTTTGACGTTTTCTCGAAAATTCCCAAAAATTGCGAAAAATAAAATGGGCAGAAGTGGGCACTCAGAAAAATCCTTTTGAGCCTAGAAAGCAAATAATCATAAAAATTGCAAATCCAACAGCTCCAATAATTACGGCTTTATTCTCTTCCTTTGACTGGTCTTTCCTCTTCCGTTCCTCAAACTCCATCTTCTTAAGCTCAAGTTCTTTCGCATCCTTGGACTCCTGAATTCGTGCTTCATCCACAAACCGATGTGTCTCCTGATAGTCATCGAGCCGAATCTTCGTCCCACAGAACTCACAAAACATAAAGTCCCGGTTGTCATCTTTCACCGTAAGATCCGCACCACAGCTAGGGCATTTTACCGTCCGTGCCATAAAAGCACCTCCTATTCGTCATGTATCAAGGATATCATGTGCTCTGCCCATAGTCAAGTAAATCAGGGCGGCCTCACCAAAATAACATTTTTATCCATTTTCATACTTTAGTCCTCAATCTCAAACATCACATTCTCCGGCGAGATGATCGTATCGCACTTCTTACCTTTGAACCGAAACCTAACAAACTGGTTCGTCAAACCGGAAATTTTCTCAACCAGTCCGTATTCACCACTAAAATTAGCCACGATCTTAGCCCATACTCTCCCCTGCTTGGCCAGTTCGTTAAATTCACCCGCGGTCATTACTCACACTCACCTCCGTCATCAAACTTCTCCCCGCCGCATACAAGAATTTCTTCAGCGACAGCACCTTAATATCGTACGTACTCTTCAAATTCTCCAGCTCAATATTAACCCCACCAGAGCGATACTCCGCCATATCCAATGCATACCGCATCCGGCGATCCGCAACACCAGGGCTGCAATTGAATTTATCTGCCAGTGATGCCTCGATATCTCTCATGGACATAAATCGGTGTGAGTTCAAGTCATCGACGACCATCTCCACAGCCTCGCCCATCAGCTCCCCACCAAAGGTCAGCATGGGAATCTTCAACTTAGCGAGAAAATCATACGTTCTTTGCTGCATTTCTTATCACCGCGTCCTTTCCCACTCAGGTTTTCATAATAGCATTTGCTGCATGAACCAGATATGTGGTACCGTCAATCGTGATTTGCAGCTGATCGCCTTCGTAGTCAGTCCAGTTGTCCACTTTGCCTTGAACAATAGTTCCATCGGGCAACTTAATCTGTGCCCAGGAATAGGTAAATGTCGTATCAAACACCCTATAGTTTCCACAACTGCATAACCCGATGCAGCCAACGAGCATCATCATACATGCAACGACGCAAATAATACGGTTTTTCATAGTTAATCGCCTCAACCAAATATCATGTAAATCAAAAGCAAGAACCATCCTATATATCTGATGATTCTCTGTTTTTCTTCGCCGATGTTCTCAGCAAAAGACATTCCAATTGCGATAGCTTGCAAAATAATGCTTGCGAGCAGCACCATTCGCATCACTTCACCATACTTCCTTTCCGTGTCTGGTCATCCGCAGGCCAGTACGTGTAGATATCATCGAACACCACCGGGATCTTCTTCTGAAGCTCCATCAACAACGGGCACATGAGCTCCCGCATCTGAGGATGGGCCGCCACAGGAGTACGCAGCTTGAAGATGTTGCGCCACTCACGGTAGTTGGCCGTCACCACTATCTCGGTCTTCAGGCAGAGCGGCAGTACGCAGCGAGCCTGCTCGGGACGCATGCCGTTTGCGATCATCAGCTTGTAGTCCTTTTCGGCATAGGTCATAGCTTCCAAGAACGAGCTTTTGATCGTAACCTCGCTATCGTTCAGTTCGCAATACTGCTCACCACGGATATAGGACGGCCAGATGAACGTCAACTCTCCGCCAAACTTCTCCTTCGAGTAGTTGCAGTACCGGGTGCTCTCCTGCGCAAAGCTTGCAATGCGGTGACGCACCAGCTCATTCGCCACGCCACGGTCACAGGTAAACAGCACGCTCAGCTGAGAATGCTCCAGCATAGCCTCATGTCCCTGCTTCACCAGGAATCCCACCAGTTTCTTTGCCGACTCACCGTCCGGCGTGATCTTGTCCTCGCTCTTGTAGCAGACCCGGGCCACCCGCTCGATCTGCTGGAGCTCCTTAATGCCTCCCTCAGAAATATCAGTGAGGATTTCGTACTTAGGTTCAACGATTTTCATATATTAGCAATCCTTTCTCTTTCGGGATCTCGCAAAATAGAATCCCACTCTGCAATAAGCTGCTTCAGATTTGAATCATCAATTACGCCCTGCATGTTGTGTTCATTATATGTCATTAAAACCTCACCTGTTTTAGCTGGACCGAGTCCACAATTAGAACAGGAAATCTCATATCGGAGTTTCATAGTCGTACCACAGGTCATCGCACCTGTATTTTTCAAACATGCTTTACAATAGCACATAGGACAACATCTCATAAAAGATTCTCCTGTATCAATCTGCAAGTCCAGTCCCCACAGATATCACCCGAAGCATGTTTCTTCGCAAAAGCCATGCCTTTCTTGATAGCCTCCTGCTTATTTTCTGCCTTGACCATGAACCCCTGATGCCCGCCACCATTGTCCGTGCACTCAAACCAAAATGTGTACTGCTTCATGTAAAATCCTCCAAAATCGAGTTAAGCAGAATCTCCAGCACCCGGTTTATGCCCGCCACCACTCGATATGGCCACGGTTCTTTCGGTTCCACCCGGGCAGGGTTATCAGACTTTCTCAGCGCACCATAAAGCCACCTGTCGAACTGCCCAAGTGAAATATCATTCTCCATGCACCATTCACGGGCATCTGCGTAGCTAATGTCACCATTCATGCAAAGCTCGATCACATCACGCAACGTAGCGTTCGGCTTGATCAGGATATCTTTTTGAAGCTCGTAATCCTCAAAATACAAGTCCTCGCGTGACCCGTCAGCCCTGTGAATAACTTGCACAAAGGGCTTGCCATCCGCATAAAGCGTCGTAATATCCTCATCTATGTCGATTCGAGGACAGTCGTACCTCCATATGGCCTCAACAACTTCTTCATAGTCAATCATATCGCACCTCACAGCAGAATCCGGAACAGGATGAACCAGATCACCTTCAGCGTGAACACAATAATGATCAGCCATGCACAAATAACCAGCGTTGCCGCCAGAATATAACCCAGCATATGGCCGATTTTTTCCCAAGTATTATTAGTCACCGATATCCACCCTTTCAAATCCTGTAAAAACACCGACACCAATATTTCCATTATCACAGATGTGAACAGCTTTTGTGGTACATCAATTCTTTTGCTTTATTAAATGCTTCCTCTTCATTATGATAGCGATTACCCACTTCAAACTCTTGCTCACAGAAATTGCAGAAATATGTAGGGCAGTAGAAAGTTGTCATACCGCACACCTCCTCGCCGCATCCAGACGGCTCTCCGCAGCGTTCAGCTCGAAGATAGCAGCCGTAATAAACTCCGGATCGCAGTTCTCAAAGTGGTTCCGGGCCACCTCAAGATCCCGCATGGCATCTTTCAGCGTGTTGACTGTCGAAACCATCGGCTCTGTCCAGAATATCTCTTTGACGAAATCAACGATTTTGCGCAGCATTTCTACACCTCCACATCTTCGTAACCTGACGAGCAGTGAGCCAGCCCTCAACATCATCATGGCCAAGTAGCTGCGCGCCAATCACCTCGATAAGCCCTTGCTCAGCTCCATAACTTCCGGTGAGGCTAAAAGTTCCATGAAAACAAATAGCATCCCACATACGCTGACCTTCCGAGTTATACACGACAATTTGCTCGTTGTAACCGCCGAAGTACTTCGGGTCATACGTATGCGAAACCTTCAACCGGAGAAGCAGAATATCCAGCTTCTGCATCTCGGTCATGTGATTCCAAACCCGGAGTTTCCAGGTTTTCTTAGACATGTTTCTCATTTTGCCGCTTGCTCCTCCTGATACTCTACGATTTTTGTCACTTCACTCTGAACCCGGCGTAAGAAATTACACGTACACAAGCAATCGCATTTCGCCAATGCCTCAGCGATATAGTCCAAAATATCCATGTCGGTTCTTGTGAGATTAACTTGAGGAATAACTTCAATGTTCTCCTCTGTGATAAATGGGGTATAGTCTCCACAATGGCAACATTTGATGTTCATACGTTGCATACAAGCATCTTCCTTCAAATATAGATTTTCAAATTATCCTACAGAATATCTTTTTGACATACTCAGCGATTTTTCGTAGCATAGTTACTCCTTTCTTCGTGTATTAGATTTGAAATCAGTCATATACCTTATATTCCATATTGCTCACATGGGCGATGGTATCGTAGTTATCACCCTCAAAGCGAAACCTTGCCATACCGTTCGAGGTTAAATCAGAGAACTTTTCTAAATATCCGCTTCGTCCGGGCCAAGGGCGGATGATTTTCATGAAGACCTTATGGGTCGTGGCTTTTTCCTGGATTTCGTGCATTTGAATCGCTCCTTTTTGTTACAGTTCAGAAAATAAAGAGCCGCAGATTTCTCCACGGCTCTGCCTAGAATATTTTCTTGACGAAATCAACGTTTTTGCGCAACATAATTTTTACGAAGTCCTCCTTTTTTGCATCCAAATTCTTTTCGGCGACGGTTAATCCATTCAGAAACTTTAGGAGAAAGTGGTGCGCCCTTTTTCACAATCAGAATTGCCTGCACATATTCTTTATGAGCTGGTACATACATCCAACACTGAGTATCGTCATTATGGTCAACCGCATCACCAATCCACAAACGTGCAGGCCAAACATGGTTTGAGTGATAGAATATGCTCCCCTCCAAATAATCGAACCAGAAATACTTATGGACGACCTTTCGATCAATAAGTTTTCGTGTCTTCTTAGACATATTTCTCATTTAATTTTCACCTTTGTTTCCTCGAATTTCACAGGCTTAACCGTCCCCTCCCGCGCACACTCCGTCAGGCACTCGTTGCAGAGTTCATCCGTTTCCAGCACCTTGAAGTTCTTGCACTTCGGACAGTAGGTCGCATAGTCCACTTCGCGCATCCAGTTATTCATCAGCGCTTACCTCCGAAATAAGCGTGTCCTTTCCGCAGCGAGGGCAACGTGCCAGAACCTCACCGTTATGGGTTGTGCACTCCTTCATACTGTTCCAGTTAGATGTAGTAATCCCAAAATGAGCATTACAGCCACCGCATTTAACGGCAACGAGCTTTTCGTCAGGATTTGCATACCCATCAAGGTCACCGATGTATTTGTGTTCCTCGTTTGCTTTACAGAATAGGCACCTCACAACCTTGTGGTCGATAGGAGCTCCGTCTGCATTATATGACCATACCTCAGGAGCAACCGGATGGCGTTTCATGCAATTCATACATTCAACCGATATCCAGGGACGTTTTTTCTTTGCCTTCTCCTGCTCGACCGCAAACCTATCATCCAGCTCCGGGTGCGTCTCCCGCTGGTTCAGTGCCCAGAGCAGGTTCCAGCAGGCCGCGCGCAGGTGATCCTCATCGTCCATACCAACCATGTACTTTGCCAGATGCCGAGAAGCGCTGTCCAGCAGCGAATGCAGCGGAATACCCTTGTCTACGTTGTGCTCACCATACTTCAGTGCGCCCTCCTCGCAGTGCTTGCTGACTTCCATGATGCCATACCAAGGCAGAAGGTCCATGCGCCCTTTCCCTGCGTGCATATCACGCTTGGCACCAGTTTCAAATTCGGTGCGATTTCCAGAATCTTTGATCACAAATATCAATCCTTTCTATTAGCAGTGTTTATGAATCCGCCCCTGCATAACTTTGTTAGCCCTATCGGTCTTAGGAATCTTGCATTTCGGATAGCTCGGACGGAATCCATTGGCAGCTTTCCGGTCATTTGCAATTCTCATATAAACCTCGTCCTCCAGTTCATCTGTGAGTTTCTTTACTTTATCTGCCGTAGATTCAAAAGAATGAATCAGGTCAGCAAATACATCTTCAAAGTTAACCTGCTCCATAAAATTTCCTCTCGTTAAACGCTTTCTTCGAGTTCAGTGCCCTCGAAATTGCCAGATCGATCCCCGCTCTCGACTTCAGATGGTAGTAGTACAGATCCTTGTAAGGCGTATTCAGTCGGTCGATACGCCCAGAGGCCTGCCCCATGATCTTATATGAGTAGTTCTGACTGTAAAATATAATGGTGTCCGTCTTGATGCAGTTCCAGCCTTCAGCACCGGCATTGTACTGCACCAGATACACCCACCTGTCGCCTTCAGGAAGTGGCTGATGCTTGTGCCCGTTCCATTGTGCAACTTCGGTATCCTTGCCGTAGTCCAGACCCATCAGAATATCAAGCTCATAATCGAAATTATAGAAGATGATGACCCTGGGTCTGCCTTTACAAATATCCAGCACTTTTTCTTGTCGGCTTGCATCAGCGTTCACCAACTTCCGCAGCAGATAGCAGAACTCGCTGGCGGTCTCGATTGGCTTGTTCTCCCAGAGATTCCACCGGTTCTTGCAGATCGACAGATACTTCACCTTGTCGTAATCCACAAATACGTTCTCATGGTGCGAAACAGTCGGCCGCTCGAAGTCCATGTCAACCAGAATCCGCTCCCGCAGCCGTATCAAGCGCTGTGTGTTCAGATACCGGTCGATCTTCGGGTACTTCGTGCAGAATTGGCTGTATACCACATGCTGGTTGTTGAAGTCCGTTCTGTTTCGGTAGAACCCATTGGCGATGAACACCGGGATATAATCCGTCCAGCAGTCCCCGGGGGTGGCGCTGAGCAGAATCCACTCGTTATTTTGCGTAATTTTGTAGAAAGATTTCACCCATGCGCCCTTTCCAACGACTCGCTGCTCGTCAAATATAAAGAACGCGTTCTTTACGCCAACGTACTTTCCGATATTGTTCCAGGAATCCACCACGACCTTGTGCTCGTAAATATCAAGCTCTTGGTCCGTAGACATGTAGAAATGGGCCAGTTCCTCGTCCCACTCTCCGGTGTCCCGTTTCCGGGCAGTCGTGATGATGTAAAGATCCGGTGGTTCTGTCATACGAACATAATTCTCCGTGTTCACCTCCCCATCGTAAAGTTTGTAATAGAACGCCAAACTCGTTCTCGATTTTCCGCTTCCTACGCCTCCGCATAAGATGCAGCCGATTTTCATACGGTTGATCGCATCCAATTGATAGTCGTAGAGCGTTACACCTGCCATCAGGTCGCTCACCTCATTTCCAACGTCACATAAATGGCACTTTTCTTGCAGTGATTCTCGTAGGCCAGAAGCGAGATCGTCGCCTCTTCCTCATCTTCGCCCTCCCCTCTGACGGTATAAGCAAAGAGCTCTTTCCGGTGCTTCCTGAACACCTTCCAGAGCTCTTTTTTCTTAGTAAAGTCCGTGCTTTTTGCAGTAGGACGCATATTGCAAGCCCTCCTTGTCTGCTTCGCGCATGATTTCTGACAGTGTGAGCTTTTTAGGCTTTTCTTCCGTCTTTGGCATGTTACGCGGTACGGTGTTTCGACATTTCTCGCAGTACAATCTTTTTGACGGAACCTGATACATCATAGCGCCGCATTTTTTGCAAGCCTTATCTACTCTGCGAAGTCCACCCATAAATATCACACCTCCTCAAAATGGCAGGAGTCCGTGTAATAAACCAGGCCGTAATCCAGCGGATGGTTGTTCCAATCGTAGTTCTGCTCGTAATCAGCAACCTCGTCACGCTCACCGAGTTCGCGGCAAATATCATCGTTATGCTTGTAGAACCACTCCAGCGGAAGGTCGAACTTGTCGCATAGTTCCGGAATATCAAAGGCCCAGCAGCCGTAGTTGGTGTTCTGTGTACCCTCCGAAACCATGTAATCGACGATCTCTTTTACTTTTTCTCTGCTCATAATCCTTACTCCTTCTGTTGTTCAAATATCAGGCTCTCTGGCCCGGTTGTGAGTCATGCGGGAATCGAACCCACCGTACAGCCCATGCTAATGACTCAAATAAAAGAGCCCCAGATTTCTCCGGAGCTCTCATGTGCTTATTCTTCAGGTGTACAATAATCAACGTCGAGATGCGCTTTGCCTTCACTATCCGTATAGGTGACGAACTTTCTCGGCTGATGGAACATCTTCTCGTACTTCTCGACGAACTCCGGCAAAAGCTCACCGAAATCATCCTCCGTGAGGCCTACAATCAGGAATGTTCCAACGATAAAATCAATGGGGATACCATAAGGACCGTCGAGCGTCCGGTTGAGTTTCTCCATGCAATCATCATACAGCTTTCCTTCTTCGTTGCAAATCAATGCCACCTCATCGTCCCACGGGTAAACAGCCTGAATCGGGCCTTCCACCTCTTTCTGGAGCGATTCCAGAGAACAGTCAATGTCGATTACTTCAGGGTAATGCTTTGGGCGAACCCTCAGAACTTTCATATTGTCAACCTCCCAAATTGCACATCAAAAATATAAATCGAGCTGTTTCCTTAGAGCCGCCATTTGCGACGTGGGCACTCACCGACTGGGCATTCGACCAGGGACTGACCCGGCACTCGAAATATCATTGATTAGTAACCAAAGCAGCTATACTTACGAGCCTCTTTCGCCCGTGCTTCGACGACATCCCGAGCCACATAGTTCAGGTTGATGGTGTAACTGGGAATGCCGTAAGTCTTTGCGGCCTGGTTCTCGATTGCACAACCACGGTACGCTTTCTCTTCATCATATACGCCGATGAAGTAATCGGCCTCCGACAGCATCTTAATGCTTTCGCCGAGACACCAAAGTGCCTGGTTCATGCCACTCGGAGGATCAGGAATATAGGTCTGGATCACCTCCAGCTCTTCACCAAAGACTGCTTCTGCAATCCGGTGCATCTGCATCATAGTCCCACGGATCTGGGCTTCGGTACGGTCTTTCATCGGGCAGCTGATAAACAGTTTCTTCATATGCTTCACCTCAGAACGGAATTTCGGTGTGGTCGCTCGGCTCTGCCATGTCTGCTTCAGGAGCTGCAAACCGGGCATAGCGCTCTGCATACGGGTCAGCATCCGCATCCTGCTCCACATACATCACATCCGCATACAGGCTGTATTCGCCGGGTGCGTTCCGCTTCTCGACAAGGTTTGCCTGGAGACAGACGTTCTTGACCCGGATAAAGTCCAGCTGGCTGATCGTGTCCGTGTTGCAGAGCAGGCGCTTGCCGGAAGTGGTGACCCAGTAGATATGCGGGGGCCACTTGGAATCCATGTTGATCGTCACCGGCACGAAGTAGGTCGGAACGAACGGCTCGTCGTAGGTACGCTCAGGATTCGGATTGGTCTGACGAACCTTCACGCCGAGATCCATGAGGTGATTCACCAGCTCCATGGTTGGGATCACCACGTTGACGCGGCGCTTGTCCGAGCCAAAGCGATCACGGCTGGGATCACCGCTGAAGTTGGTGGTAAAGATGAAACGGGTATCGTCGATATTGACTTTCTGGCGCTTGGTGTACATAAATATCAGTCTCCTTTTTACTTGTTGAATTCATTTTCCAGAATTTTCAGATCTGCCACGAGTGCTGTCAGGTGGAGAAGTGTACCAGACTGATTGTTGCTCATGACCGCGCTGAGGAACTTCTCAAAATCCTTATTGGCCTCAGAACTGTACTTTTTCAGCACATCCAGATCGACAGCTTTTCCGGCAGCAGTCTTCCCGGGATACTTCTTCCCGCTCTTCTCGACCCAATTCTGGATCTCCTTGTAATAGCTGCCCTTGTTACCACCGCAACGCTTTGCAATTGCCATGGCCAGCCCCTTCTCCGGGTCGAAAACATCCTTCTCGATGCACTTCACAACGGTCTTGGAGCCATCCGACCAGTAAACGATCGTGGCCGGAGGAGCAAAAATCACATTCTTAATAACCGCTGCATTCATTGCCGTCGCCTCCTTTGCATGTGCGGTGTTCAACGTACCCCGGTAATAGGGTTTGTTAATGAAGCAATTATGTCCCTTATCCCAATAAATGTCATAAGACTTAAACTGGAACGTATGACCTGTGTCCAGCGTAATCATCGTCTCCCCATCCACCGTTCTAACAACATCGGTAATGTTACCAATCACACGTTTGTTACTGTCACAAAGTTTGAACGCCATAAAAATATCACCTCACGTCAAAATTTCTTGCTGCTTCTTCCTGCGCATCGCTCCAGGGAAGATCCGGCGCTGTCCAGGGAGCAACACCGTCGTCGCCAACGAACCAGTTGAAGTCGCCGTACTTGGAGATCTCCTCAACTGCCTCATCGACTTCCCGGTTGAAATATCTTTTGTCGATATCCTCCTGCATCTGGAGCTGATAAACCGCCTCGCTTTCCAGCCAGCGGTAATCCTTTGCTCCGGTCACAGAAGCATATTTCCGTTCGCCGGTATCCGTCAAGCCCGCTTCCCGCAGCAGCAGAGCGCCGCCCTTTCCCGGCATGATCGGGCAGAACTGTCCCACGCGTCCCACAAAAATATAATTGTGTTCGCCTTCAGGCAGGTCCTCGTTCTTGTCGAGATAGATAGCGCCCTTGGAAACGGTCTTTGTCTCACAGAGGTCAGTGAACTCGATCTTCTCCTTGGAGAACAGGGTCTTGAACACATACGGCACCTGGAACTGTGTGCCCGTCGCCGTCCATTCGCCGCCTTCGTCCTTGCAGTCGCCCGGGATATAACCGTAAAGCGCCTCACAGCGGTCCGCGGTCATGTATTTCGCAATATAAACAGCATTGTTTACCAGGCACATCCGCTCATAGGTCGCCTCATGCTCGAACGTGTAGCCGTACTTCTTCGCAAAATCCATGCAGTACGCAATGATTTCCGGTGTCGCATCGGGGATCTTGATCGAATCCGTTTTGATATGCGCGACCTTAAAGCCGCGCTGCTGCACTTCATCCTGCAAAGTGCGCATAAATAAAGCCCCTCGAAGCGCCACAATGTTGTTGACGTTCTTGGGGTTGCGGAACGGGTTGTCGAAGCTTGCACTGGTCAACCCGTAAACCGAGTTGATGGCGATCTTCAACGCCTGCGCCAAAGCCTTTGCCTGCTGCGGATCATCGAGGTACTTTGCCAGTTTACCGCCAAAGAGCCCCTTTGCCTTCTCGTACTCGCCGTGCTTGACGTAGATTCGTACATCCATCAGGTCGTTGAAATGCTTGGTGTACTCGCCAAAGTAGTTCATGGCAACAGCCGAATGCGGATGCAGCGACGCAACGTCCAGCAGAGCTACGTTCGTGTACATCCCGGGCTCAGCGTAGACATAACCACCCATGCCCAGGTCCGTGCCCCGGAACATGTTGTGGTACTTGCCGTCCTCACCTTTGGCCCACTCGTAACCGGGAAAGGCATTGATGATGTTGCAGTCCGTCAAAATATCAGGCTCGACTTCCACGATCGCATCGGATTTTCCCGTAGCAAGGTCTGTGTAGACCAGCCTGGGGTGCTTTTCCTTGCCGAAAATAATGCGTGTTGTCAACGAGTTTGTCGTGTCGTTCACTGTCATGCCGGCAAGGTCTGCCAGAATCTCTCGCGCCACAAAGTCTGCCTGACGCTTTTTCGAGTAGAACAGCGTCTCGGTCGCGATCACGTCGTTGTCGCAATACTCGGCCACCTTGTCCCACAGGCTCTTCGGCACCGGCTGATCCCACGGAAGTCCCAGCTCCTGATGGTGGATGCCCAAATCGATTTCAAATTTCTTCAGGCTCTGCTTTTTCGACGAGAAGTCGTAAATATCAGTGTAGGACAAGTTGTACGCCTCACCAAAGAAGCCCGTGTGCTCGTTGATGATCCGGTTGGACAGCGCATAGATCTGCTCCACCGACATCCCGATCATGCGGGCCCAGAGGATATGGTTGTCGTACTTGCGGTTGTTGAAGCCGACCAGCCGATACTTTGTCAGGCTCTCGATCTCCTCCGGCGTAGGATTCACCATGCGGTGCACAGGCTCCTGCTTGGCAAACTTCCAGTTCACGAGCAGCAGATTCGGGAACACCTCCACGTCGAAAAATATCAATGGCGTTTCTTCCCCCACAGGGGCCTCCCGCTGAATATCATCCTTCGATTTGAAGTGCATCTTCGCCACGATCTTCAGGCAGGTGTCCGCCTGGTTCGTGCTGCTGGCGGCAAAGCCCAGGATCGCATTCCGCATGTCGTCCACGTTGTAAACGACATTGCCCTCGTAGGCTTCGTCCATGATGTGCGCAATAAAGTCAATGCTGGGCTTCGTATAGGGGCTGATCTCTTTGGCAAGGGCTTTCTTGATGAGGATACGCAGGTGCCGCTCATCCTGGATCTGCTTTGTATCAACCATTTTCGTTTCTCCCTTCAGTGGCAGGCCGCTGCTGATGGTCGCAACCGGAATATCATTGCATTTCGACAGTTTTCTCCGCAGAGAGGACTTGCCCATGAACACCTTGACCTCGATGTTCTCGTCGTAGATCCTGCTCAGCTTCGTTGCATCGCCGGTGTAAATATAATGCAGGTGGATTCCCGCACCAGATTTGCTCAGCTCCGCATAGGTCTGGGGCCATTTGGAGGCAGCTTCCAGGTTGCGCTCAAAGCTCTTTTTTCCATCCGGCCCGGGAATATCAAAGTCGATGACAATGTGATTCTCCGGAACTTTCACGTAGTGCAGTCTCGAAGCATCCAGTTCGGCCAATTTTGACTTGACATTCTCCCATTTTCGCATCGGAATGCCATCGTCTGTCGCATACTGTGCAGGGCAGTCCTTGCAAATATCATTGAAGAGAGAATGCTGCTCCTTGAACTCGATCCATGACGTTTCCGGCTCGGCAGTGGGTTCTTCTGCCTTCACAGGTTCGTCAAGGAACTCTTTGAATTTCTCCGCTTTGAAGCCGCTGTAGTAGCTCCGCACCCGCTCGCCGTTCACGGTCTCCGCGCGTTCCTTGTACTCCTCGAAGTAGTTCATCAGCTCTTCCCGGAATGCACGGCGCGAATAGGGGTACGCCACCTTTGCCTCGTCATTGTAGGTGTTGTACATCGCCCAGGCCCGCTTCAGGGATACACCGTCCTCCTTCTTGAAAATATAAAAGGAATCCAGCATGAAGTTGTAAAAGTCGTTTGATGCACCCAGCATACGGGTCGGAATATAATCATCGTAGAGATGTTTGTTCTGCTCGTATACCTCCTTGCAGTGCCATGCGATGCCACCAAGCTCAAAGTCCACCTTCGCTACAAGGTCACGGTATTTTTTTGCAGGGATCTTTTCGCCGGTGGGTTCCACATCGATCAGTCGTCGGATCAGGCCCGATTTTGCATCCGTGATCTTAACGGGCTTGTTGGTGCCCAGAAACATGAAACACTTGAACTGGCTGGAATACTGGCTGCGGAACTTCTCGTTCACCAGCATGGTCTCGTGGGATACCAGCGAGTTCAGCCGGGTGTTGTCTTCGATGCGGGAAAGGTCACCGTCGTGCTGGATCGCGATCAGCGGGTTCGATTTGAACGCCTCCAGCGCAAACGCATTGGACGATGACCCCAGCACCTTGGAGTCGAACACCGACCAGTACCCATCGAAAAGTTTCTGGACGATGTTCAGCACGGTCGATTTACCGCTTCCGGGTGGGCCATAGAGCACGAGGAACTTCTGGATCTTGCGGGAATCGCCGTTCACGATCGCACCAACCGCCCATTCGATCTTCTTTCGCTCCTCGGGAGAATATAAGGTAGTCATTAGCTCGTCGTAGGCGCTGATGTTCCCCTCCTCCAGAAGATACGGCAGCCGCTTCGACGCATAGCTTTCCTTCTTGACCGGGGTGTTCGCAAATATCAATGTATCGTCAAGGGTGTGGTAGTTGTCCCGCATCTGACGCTGACAGTATTTGTGCCAGTTGTCGATCATCCCGCTCTCCGCGTCCCACATGTGCAGAACACGGTAGCTGTCATTGAAGACCTGCTTGTGCTCCTCCGCGTAAATATCCAGCGCGCGGTCGATCATCTGGAGCGCATCCTGTTCGTCCGTGCTCCAAAGGCCCCGCTCTTCCATCCAGACCGCGTAAAAATCAGAACCCCGGATCATCAGGTCTTTCGACTTCTTGATGATGAATTTGGGATAAATTTCGATTGTCCCGCGTTTTCCCGTCCGCGTTGCAATCATCAGGAAATCAATCATTTGTAACTGACTTCCTCCTTTCTCCGAGGTTTTTATACGTCTTTCTCTTTCTGGAGGGTCATCTGGGCCAGCGCTGCCTCTGCCTCGCGGGCACGTTCATCGGCTTCCTTGCGCTGTTTTTCTGCCTCGTTCACCATCTTGCAGGAGACAAAGCCGAACCACAGCAGACCAGCGATGAGAATGTTCTTCCGGATGCACTTGCCCTTCATGCGGCGGATGGTGTGATTGGCCACTTCCAGCGCAGCCTTGCTGTTGCTCAGGTCGATCAAAATATCAGTCAGTTCCATTGTCAATTTTCCTCCAGTAATTCGGGTCAGCCAGAATCAGCCGACCAATGTTGTTCTCGTCTCGACACGCCGTGATTCGCAGCATCACATGGGAATCGTCGAGTATCTTCTCAACAAATCCTTCCATAGGGATGCAGATTTTTGATTCATATGTCATCAAAACTCATTCTCATTCAACCAGTTCATCAGCTGGTACCAAATATCAATGGTACGCATGTCGATGGACGTACGGGTAATCGTAAAGAGACCGCCAGCCCCGTTCGGCTGATAGTCCCGATCCATAAACCGGGCCAGGATCGGCTCCGCGCGTTCTTCGCTGAAGCGGGTATCGTCCATGGCAGCCAGACCCAGGCTGACGACCATGCTCCAGAACCACTGCCCCACGCGGTTGCCCATGCTGCGGTCTTCCATGATGTGCTCCTCGATTCGGATTGCCAGCGCCACCATCATCTCCAGCATAGAGCAGGGTACGCCCTGAAATACCGCATCGATCTTTCCGTACGGAATATTATTCTCCGATGCAAAGCGGTACCGCAGATTGATACCGTCCGTTGCCCGGCAGACATCCATTTCGCACGCTGGAATATAATCCCGGTTAAAAAGATACATCAGTAAGCGGTGAAAGCTGAGGTTCCGGGGTTCCCATTCGCCGCAGACGATCTTGTAGAGCCAGTCATAATACTGCTCCGTCTCCCTCATAAAGTTCATTCATCCTCCTCATCGTCGTGGTTGCCGGGCCAGTTCTCCCGAACCCGGAGAATCTCGTAGTCCTTGTGGTAGTTGTGGTTTCGGACATGAACAGTGCTCGTTGCGAACTCGCCAATGCGGTCCAGCGCCTCGTTGCCGATGATCTTCGGAATATCATCTTCGTCAACGGGCTGATCCTCCGTATCGAACACCAGCTTTCCGTCCGCGTAATAGGTCAGGAAGGAAGTCTCGTAGTCGTCCAGTTCACCAAACTGATCCGGCTCAATGACTTCGATGGCCTCATGCACCACCTCATCTTCCGGGTCAGATTCGGTACGGTACTTCCCGGCCAGCTGTTCAAAGCTCTTCTGGGTCGCCCTTTCTTCGATGGTCTTGTCCATATCGGCTTCCTTCTGCCGCAGATTCTCACGCTCGGCCTCATACCGTTTGCCGTAATAGGTCTCGTATTTCTTCTCGAAAACGGTATGCATCACAAGGGCACCTGCCCCAAAGCCTGCTGCAAAGAGCAGAATATCACGCACGGTCTTGTTCATTGTCGATGTCTCCTTTGATCGTCATCATGGTAAACGCCAGTCCGCCAAAGAAAAGGGAGACACTCATCAGAATGCCTCCCACCATGTGGCGCTTGCGTTTGGTATCGGTCAGATAGTCCAGAAACAGGAAAGTGCTTTCCAAAGTTTCCATCGTTCCACCTCACTCAGAAAGAACCGCCAGACCAGAGACGAAGCAGACTCCGGCCATGGCAGCAAACAGGTAAGACAGTCTCTTAACGATTCTGGTCATAGCGTATTCCTCCAAAATATCAGTCTCAGATCTTGTCGATGATGGGCCCGTCGCAGTTGAACCGCAGCATCACCGAGCGCTCCCCACCACTGATAAAACTGTTCAGCGCGTCGTCTCCCTCCACGTAGTTCGTTACACCGAAATCCACGTGGTTCTGCCGGGTCTCATCGTTCGGGTCATAGATCCAGCCCACGATCTGTCCTTCCGGGGTCTTCATGGTCACACCGCCGTGCGTGCCGATGCTGCTCAGAACGTCGTTCAGGAACAGGTGCCCCTGGATGCGCAGCCGCTTGTTTGCCGCCTGCTCCATCAGAAACAGGTAGTTGCGGTTCAGCTGGTTGTCAGCCTGCCAGGTGTCCACCGTCTCATCAAAGATGCAGGTGTAAGGGCTGGTGTGCTGCATGGCGATGTCCTTGTATTCCTTGATAGTCTCCTCCACGCCCTGCTCGTTGGTGCTCTTGCTCTCGAGCTCCACAGCCTTGATGTTGTGCTCCAGCTCCTCCTGAACACGGCTGCCAAAGCGGTCGGATACACGGCTCTTGTATTCCTCAAAGGCCTTGTCCAGAGCAATATAAGCCGCGGTCAGGCTCGCATTGCGCTTGGACATGATATGGTGGGAACCGAACATGCAGCCCAGAGATACCGCACCCAGGGTGACCGCAGGTGCATACACTTTTGCCAGCTTCAGGCCGGTCTGGACGTAGGTGGTCGTAATATCGCTCTTGTAATCCTTCTCGGTGTAGGTCTCGCCATCGCTCAGCTGGATCTCACCGCTCTCGATCTGCTCCATGGTCGTGTGGATGCTCTCCACCTGAGCATTGTGCTCGGTCAGAATATCCTGCGCTTTGATGGTCGCCTTGCAGGCCAGCACAGTAGCGGTCACACCACCAATGGCAGCGCCAACGATCATAATGGTGGGGCTTGCCTTCTTCAGCTTGTAGCCGCACTTGGATGCAGTACGGGTCATCTTTTCCATGATTTCGGTTTTATCGATCTTTTTCAGGAACTTCATAAATATCAATCCTTTCTTATTGTTCAGCGCAGCGGTACAGGGCGAGGCAGCATCAGGCGATGTCCGCCCGGGATGCCCTTGATGAACGCCCCGTCAAGGTTGTACCAGCCGTAATTGTAATCGGTGCTCTCGTTGGAAACGCCCATCAGATCCCACAGGTCGCCCACGGAAACCTGACCATACTGGCGAATCGCATCATACATCTGGGAAAGTGTGTCGTCTGCATCCACGCGGAACTCAAAGTCCAGGTTCTGCAAACTGCGTCCTGCGGCCCGGTTCGGATTCCCCTGCCGGTTGCCGGAGCCGCCCTGATAGTAGGTGTCGTAGCTGTTCCGCTGGGTGCGGGAGCCGGAGTAGTTGCTCGAAGAGCCGCGGGAACGGTCCTCACCGAACAGCGCAATGCTGACGGCTGAGTTAAAAATACTCCACAGGCCGTTCTTCAGCATGGGCAGCAGATAATCCACCACGATGCGGTTTTTCACGGTCTTGAGGTCCTCGGCCAGGAACTCGTTGGCGATCTTCTGGATATCGTTCTGCTCCTTGAGGGTCACTTTTCCCTTGACGACCTTCTGGAACTTCTTCTGGGGCTCTGCGGCAGGCTGCTGTCCGATGCTGCTCTTCGGCATGTTTACTTGTGCCATGTTGTCATCCTTTCAAAAACAAAAAAAGTAAGAGCCGCAGATTTCTCCACGGCTCTCGCCTTACCTAACATTACTTCTCTTCAGAAGTTTCCTCAACGTCCTCGTCAGGAACATTCTCCTGTGCAGAATCGGCCTCCTCGATCTTCCAGGGCTTCTGCCAGACGATCTTCTTCTTGGTCTTCGGCTTCTCCTCGTCCTTGCTCTGCTTCTTGGCCTTGTGCTTCCGGTACAGTCCGTATCCAACGGCTGCAACCAGACCCACAGCACCAACAGCGAGACCAAAGCCCGAGCCATTGCTCGAAGTTTCCTCGTTATCGATCATCTGAACATTCTCCTCCGGAACGACCTCAACAGAAGTCTCGTTCTCCATAGTAGTTTCGTTCATGTTCGTCATTTCGTCCATTTTTGTTACCTCTTTCTTAAATATAAGTTTATAATGTCGGAGCATTACCTCCATAAAGGAAGCTGAATTTTTCGCGCCTGGTCAAATATCAATAGCCGCCCAGCCACTTCGGAGGCGTGTGATACTCCAGCGTCAGACAGGGCATTCCGTCCTCGTCCAGCCGGGATGCATAGAAAATATCAACGTTAAGCCCCGAATCCGTGTCCCAGCCCAGCAGGTCACCGTTGACGCAGTGGTCGATGCCCAGATAGTCGAACAGATCATTCTCGCTCACCCGGAAGTCACTGAGCAGCTGTTTGTTGACCCCATTGACGGCCTTTTCGATCATGGCCTTGGTCGTCCAGAAGTAGGTGTTGGTCAGGCTTTCCCAGCACTTCACCCGCTGGTCGTAGGAAACATCGGTCGCGACAAGGTTCTTGGCAGGCTGGATGGTTGCCGGTTCGGGGCACTTGGCCATCTTTTCCAGTGCAATGGTCTCCCGGATCTCCTGTTCCTTCTCGGGGCCGATGGCCTCCAGCACCTTGTCCTGATAGGTCTTGAGCGCGCTCTCAGAAAGGGTGCACGCCGCAGCCAGTGCAGCATTCCGCCGCTCGTCCACATGGACTGCACCAATGACACAGCCCGCAGACAGCACCATGCTCAACGCAGTAGGCACATACACCGGGCCCGCCGTCTTGACAATGGTCTTCACGTCCAGCTTTTCCACGCCCAGCTCCTGCTTTTTCTCGTCCAGCAGGATCATAGCCTTAGGGGTGGCCGTCACTGCAAAATAGACCGCTGTGATGCTTCCCGTGATCGCCAGCCCTCCCAGGATCTTGGATGCGTTTTTGCCTGCGCTCCTGCGCACTGCCTTTGCAAATGTTTTCAGGTTCATTGTTCGTACCTCCAAAAATTTATAAAAAAGAAAGAGCCTACGATTTCTCGTAAGCTCTCGCCTTTCAGATATGTCCGTGCTGCTTCAAATTCTCGAAGCGAATTTCTGTTTCACGCTGATCATCACGTTCCAGTTGGATCTGGTAACGGATATATTCGTACAGTCTGGTCGGCTGCTTCTTCAGATAGTGATACAGCCCCGTAAAGCCGTATCCTACTGAACGTGCAACTGCCTTCAGTACGCGTACCATTGCCTTGTCCATCTTTGCATAATAGTCGTGATCGTACATAAATATCAATCTCCTTTGTTTGTCAGTTTGGATATCTCTTCCATAAGGGAGACTGAAATTTTCGCGTTTACCGGTTCTTTTCTGCAAGCTGGCGCTGAACTTCCTCCCGCACCATGTCCTGCATTTCCTCTTCGCTGCGCTGCTCCTCAATCAGGTCATGGCCAAAGCTCAGGATCGCGCTTGCAGCCATCATGGCCACGGATGCAACTTTCCACCAGTTGATCTTATTCATATTCATTCTCCTTTTTTCTCGCAGTAATCCGCATAGGGATCATAGTTTGTATAATTCTCGATGGGCGGCTGGAAGGCATCCACGTAGTAGACTTCAAGGCCGTCGTCTGTTGTCTGCTTGTAATACCGGAAGTCGATCCAGTAATATTCCCATTCATTTGCCAGATAATCCGCCGACCAACCAGTTGTGTCCCCTTCCGGCAGATAATCCAGTCCGAGGTAATTATAAAGGCTGTTCATGGATGCCTCGCCATCCAGAGCAAAGTCGCGGTTCATATGGTAGAACGCATCTGTCAATTCCACCTCTGTGGCATGGAAATATCTTTTTGAGATAGGCTCGTAGCAGAGCAGTTTTTCCTCTGCCATCTTGTCACGAACTTCAGGCAGCTTTTCTTCGCTGATCTGCTCCTGAATTTCTGCTTCTTTTTCCAGCCCGATGTTCTCAATCACCTTCTGCCGGTAGGTCTGATACGTCTTTCCCAGCGCCATATATGCCGCGGTCAGGCCTGCGATCTGCTTTTTGTTCAGCGCGTTGGACCCCAGGATGCAGGCGATGGTGCCGCCGCCCAGAATCACCGCAGGAACGTAAGCTTTCCAGCACATCAGAACAATTTGTTTCTTTGTCGGAGGCCCTTCTGTCACGCCAAACTCGTCTTCGTTGAATTTTGTCAGCTCCTTGTCAACTTCAAGTATGTGCTGTGCCTTCGTGGTTGCCCGCCCGGTTTCAATGGCCGTTGCCACCACGCCTACAGATGCCGCCACCGCCAGAATAGTTCCGCCGTGCTTGCGCAGAAATCGTGCGCACGTTTTCGTCAGTTTCATTGTCCTACCTTCAAATTTCAAAAGCAGAAGTTTATCTCTTCCGGAATCGGCCAACAGTTATCATCGCCTTCTTCCTCGGGGATGTAGCTGTCACCATTTATGGTGAATTCACCATTTTTAAGCTTGTTCATCATAATAACTGTTCCGTCGTTACTTTCTTGTATAAGCCGCAGTTCCTCCTCGGTTAATTCCATACGCACACCAAGGCGCATCCATACAGATTTCTTTACAGCACTCATAATGTTCAACCTCCATAAAAATTAAGAGCCGCGGATTTCTCCACGGCTCTAGCTTTAATGATTAGCTCGTATTAACGTTCCATAAAGTTCGTATCTATTAAATCATATTCCACATCATGGTCGTTGGAATTGCCGATAAATATCGAAAACGCCTTATCAAGGTCGGTAAAGTCGCACACTGCAATTTCATTATTTTTGAATGCAGGTGAGCCAACCAGTGCCTCGCACATGCGATCACGAAATTTAGCCATTTCCTCAGGATTTTTGCATTTGATGTTCAAAACGATCATAGTTTCGTACCTCCAAAATATAATTCTGAGACTAATCATCTCATAAAGCGCACTGATTTTTTCGCGTCAGATCACATCAGCCTTCTTGAGAATATCCATCAGCTGTGACTTGGTCATCTCTGCATCCACCACCAGATGAATCTTCAACTTCTGCTCTTTTTCGCTCCAGTTCGCCTGAACCTCGCCCAGCTGTACCTCTGTACCGGGTAACTGCTTTTTCAGCATCTTATTGATGACCTGCGAGATGATGCAGCGCAGAAAACTCGACCGGATCAGCATAATGTCCTCCATAATCGTTCAACCTCCAAAAATAAAAATGAAAAAAGAGAGTGGAGATCGAATCCACACCTCCACAATAAAGTGGCGCTCTACCATTTGAGCTATCTCTTCCATAAGGGAACATGAATTTTTCGCGTTTGGGCAAAAGAAAAGAGCCTACGATTTCTCGTAAGCTCTTCGGTAAAATATCATTTTCTAATATAATCCCTTGCATCCGGGCACCGTTTCGCGCATTCCGGATAATGAGGATCACCACACTTATTGCAATACATGGAGTGCCGCCCAAGATCAGGGATCTCTTCATCGAACTCCTTTATAACCGTAGTCCACGAACCATCTTTCTGCTTCACCGGGCAACTCATTCTTGAATGTACCAACATTTGTATCGCCTCCTTGCGCTCAGTATATCACAGTCCGGCAAAAAGCAAAAGACCATGTTTCAGATCTTTTGCTCTTGGGATGGTGCTTAGGAAATTTGGATTCGATAGCGTGCATCCAACTCGTCAAATTGTTCCATCTCTGTGATCGTGATATGGAATTCAATCCGCATCTTGCTGTTTAGTACGGTTTCAACGTGTCCTTGAATCCCATTCGCGTACAGCATACGCAAACAGATTCCGAGTTGGCGATCGCTCTTCGCCAGAAAATAATCCATAAGCTCACCTCCTCATAAAAGAGGAAGAAACTTTCGCGCCTAGATCAAACTCCGGTCAAACACGGTCTCCCAGCGTTCTTTCTTCAGCGGCTTCATGCGCAATGCCCACATGATCTGCCGTACGGTCACAGTCGGATACTCGCCCTTTACGTTTTTCTTCTTGGCGTGACTGTCAAAATACTGCCGGAACCCTTCATGCAGATAGATCTTGTCGGTCAGCCAGGGGTCGATGGCGCTCCAGTAAGTAGCCTTGGTTTTCTCGTTGTAACGCTGCTGGATCACACACAAGCCTTTCCCCTGTTCCCGGTAGAGCGTGCAGACACGATACACCGGGTGATTGCATCGGTAAACGCTCCCGTAGTAGCTCGTCCACTCTTTTGGCGGTATGTCGTGATATCTCATAAAAAATAAAGAGAGCCCGCAGCTTTCGCCACGAACCCTCTCGGTTCCTCCTTTACTTTCTGTCCGTAAAGCCTCTCTTGATCTCATGGAGACCATCGTTCATTGCTCTGGAAAGCGGCGCTACACCGCCAGCCTCGCAGATCGACCAGTATACCGTCGTACCAATCGTTCCCAGAAACGTCAGGCAGCTGATGCCAAACTTCGCCCACTCAATGCGCCGTGCCTTGGCAGCCTTCTCCTGATCGTTGATGACCTCCTGGCCCTTCCGCCGTTCCTCATCCTCTTTCAGGTTCTGGTTGCTCTCCTGCTCGTCGCTCTTGAGCTGCATGTCGTACAACTGCAATGCCATCTTCGCCGTGTTCGTGTACTCGTCCGTACCCGGTTTCAAGTCCTTGAGACTCTCCAGCGATTGCTTTGCCGCTTCCTTCAGCAATTCTTTGTTTTCGTAGTTTTCCATTTTGATTTTCTCCTTTACAAAGTAATTAGAGTTTCCTCCATTAAGCACCGTGTTTTTCTCGCGTCAGGTCCAGTTTGTGCACCCGCAGCATGATGTACTTGTCGCCTTCAAAATTCTTCACCTCCTCATCCAGGCTCAGGCTCAGGTAGGGCCAGTCGGGGGAATCCTCCTCGCCGATCAGCAGCTCGCCCACTTCGTAAATATCACGGTAATGGAACCAGCGGTAGAGTGCCATCCCAAAGAGCAGCCCCAGAACGATGGCAACGAATAACACGGCGTAGTAGATGTACAGCATTTTGAAAATCTCCTTTTAATAATGTAGTGGATAAAACGGTCTTCTGCGTGATGAAAAAAATAAAAGAGCCTACGATTTCTCGTAAGCTCTCTACGCCTTAGATGTCGTTGCGAATCAGAAACAGGTCATTTCTGCTTCGAGTTGCTCTCACAATTCCTCCTGCCCGGATCAATGTAATTGCATTTACATAAGCCGCGCGTGCATTTTTTGCATCCTTGTATTCATCTGTATTCACAAACATCACTTTCTGGTTGCTTTCAATAAACACCCGCACCTTATCCATTGCATTCACATAGCCCCGGTCAAAGTTCGTCTTTACTCGATAGTTCATAAATAATAATCTCCTTTCAAATTTCAGAAGACATCCTTCCATAAAGCACAGAGAAAATTTCGCGTTGCTTCGTTACGGCCTATTCTAAAATAGAAAAAAGAAAGGAGCGCATGTTTCCATACGCCCGTTTTCCGGTCAGAATCCATCAGCAGATACCACACCGAACATCGTTCAGCATAGTAAATACCTCCTAAAATTGTTTAGTTCTTTCCATAATAGAAGGTGAATTTTTCGCGTCTACGTAAAAAATAAGAGCCTGTGATTTCTCACAAGCTCCATTTTGATCAGTGTTTCTTCTTTGTTCTGCTTTTCACCTCGTTTGTCTTTGCTCCGATCAGCTTTGCCAGCCTGACCAGAATCACAACGATCAAGATCCAGATAATCAAGTTAAACATTTTACCGTACCACCTTTCATAAAGGTGGCTGTATTTTTCGCGTCATGCCCGCTCCCGGCTGAGGATCCAGAAGAATTTGCGATAGAGGTTATAGTACATCTCCGATCCGCAGGGGCAGCCCCTGGCCCGAAGATTATTATAGGAGAACCCTTCTGTCACACCCTTCAATAGGTATGATCCAACCGCTGGCTCTTTTAACTCGGCAATACAACTGTCAATCAGTTCAATGCGCTGCGAATAGTATGCTCGTACAATGGCACAGCGTTCGGTCGGGTTAGAAGGGATGTTTCCTCTTACGATGCCGCCAATGTCATCTCCATGCGCTTCCCAACCGCTCGCCAGTGCAATGTTCTTTTTCCACTCAGGGTATTGGAAGCAAAAATGTTTCAATTCGTAGTATCGATGCCGAGATAAATGATACGGGTTCTTCTCGGAAAGTTCTGGTTTCTCGTGTCGCATCACTTTCCCTCCCATACATAACCGGTCTGTGCGTATAGGAGCTTGGGCGAAATATAGTAACTTATTCTCCCGTATTTTGAATCCATCTGTTTGATATCAGTTATCTTCTCCCCATTCCTTGTAGCTTCACCAATTGGGAGCCATCCCGCAATGATTCCTGCTCTTACCCACGATGGATCTCTTCCATACACTTTTGCGGCCACTCGTACCGGGACACTTCCGGCTCCAAATACAGTCTGTTCCATTTCGTTTAACTCCTTTTTTGATTTTTACCAAGCTCATTTCCACATCTTGGTACTAAAAGGATGTTACTGGAAGAAACGGGAGTCTGCGTCATGCTTTTAATTTTTTCATGTATGAACCATTGACAGCCAGCAGAATATCGTTTAACCTAGAATAGCTTTCCAAATAGAAAAAGCCCGGTTTTCCGAGCTTTTTGTGCAATATTCTGTTCAATGTACGAAATATAGCACATCCATCATGCTATACTGAGAAAAAGAAAGGACGCGATAATAATGTTAATCACCTGCCCAGAGTGCAATCTTCAGGCCAGCGATAAAGCCATCTCCTGCCCTCACTGCGGATATCCTCTTCGTGCGGAACTATCCCAAACAATCGTTGCCCACAAAACCAAAAAGCGTAATCGCCGTAGACGCTTACCAAATGGATTCGGCCAAATTACAGAGATCAAGACTGGTAACTTACGGAACCCCTTTCGCGTAATGGTAACTGTTGGAAAGAACGAAGAAGGCCGTCCTATCTGCAAGCCATTAAGACCGCAAGCCTATTTTGCTACCTACAACGAAGCCTATCAAGCTTTGCTGGATTTTCGTCGTAATCCGTTTGATCTTGGCAGCTCTACAACCCTCAAAGACTTGTACGAGAGGTGGTATAAAACCCGCATAGGCAAGGTCAGTCGTTTCACTCTCGCTCGGTATCGCACATCGTGGGATTATTCCTCGTCCATCCAGAATAAGCGAGTTTGTGAAATCAGAATTTCTGATTTGCGGAACTGTATCGAAAACGGTGTCATTCTGTATGCCGGTAAAGAGCGCCACCCTGAAAATAATGCTAAAGATTCAATTAAAGCACTTTACAATAACCTGTTTGATTATGCCGTTGCCTGCGGAATCATCGATAAAAACCCAGCCAGACAATTTACGATTGATTCTGGATATGTCCGAAAGCCAAATAGTCATATCCCATATTCAGATGAAGAAATCGAAATTCTGTGGAATAGTCTTGATAAGAGTCCTGTTGTTGATATGATTCTGATTCAGTGCTATTCCGGATGGCGGCCTGGCGAACTATGTGACCTTCTGGTTGCTAACGTAGACCTTGAGCATAGGACCTTCACTGGCGGTAAGAAAACAAAAGCGGGAACAAACCGGACGGTTCCGATTCATTCCCGCATTTATGATCTTATTCAGGCCCGTTACGAAAAAGCCCTCAAAATCAATTCGCCATATTTATTTAATCATATGTCTAAAGGTAAAAATGCCCATACCAACTACGCTTCGTTCGAGGCCAGACTCCTTGTCACTGTTAAAGAACTCAACTTAAATCCTGCACATACTGGACACGACGGACGTGTACATTTTGTTACATCCGCAAAGAAAGCTGAAGTTGACGAGTACGCTTTGAAACGCATAATCGGGCACTATATTTCCGACCTCACCGAACGTGTCTATACAGCTCGCAGTACCGACTGGCTACAAAAAGAAATCCAAAAAATCCCTTAA